TATAATTACACTCATAAGATAATTTATTATACCACAAGTTTATGTTTTTTTCAAGGCAACGCAAAGAAAAAGACACCCGGAAATTTCCGAGTGCCCTTATGCATCGTTATTGCAGCCTTGCCGTAGCGTTAAGTATCCACATCTATCGCCAGCCCGGATTTGAACTCGACCGTAATCCTGTCATCGTGGATTGTGACCTTCTCGACCATTCTACGGACGAGGATCTCGCTGTATTCCGCCTCGCCTGTCTGTTCCTCGATGAAGGTGATCATGGCCTTAATCCTGTCGATTTCGTCTTTCCGAAGCGCAGCCTGCGTCAGAACGTTCTGCCGCCTTTCGCGGAGGGATACTATCCTTTCTCCGATTTCCTGGACGCGGGCTTCATCCTTGCCGGCATCGAGAAGATCCATCTGGCTCTTGCGAATCATATTGTCGATTACCTCGATCTCTTCATCAACGTCGCAGCCGACAACCGACTCGATATTCTCCTTCAGCACCGGAATGATGTAGTCCCTGTTGGCATAGGCCATATTCACGGCGGAGGCTATCGCGGAATGAAGGTCTTCCTCCGACACTGTCCTCGCGGGGCATTCCTGTCCTGGGGTAAGCCTGCTTACACACCGCCACACCACAGGTTTTTCACCACCGGTGTACCATACGACCCGCCTGTAAATATTTCCGCAGTGGCAGCAGACCACGTTGCCAGAAAGAGCGTATTTTGAACTGTAGACGCGCTTTTTGCCGCCCTTGTAAAGGGATGACCGCCTCGCGATTTCCTCCTGCACCAGGAGGAAGGTCTCCCTGTCGATGATGGGTTCGTGGCAGCCTTCCACGTAGTATTTCGGCATCACACCATCGTTCCGGCTGCGCTTTTTGTCAAGGACGCTGACCGTATAGGTCTTCTGAAGGAGAGCGTCACCGATGTATTTTTCGTTGGTGAGTATCTGCTTGATGTTCGTCTCATGCCAGCGGGCATGTTTCGCGCCGTTGAGAATGCCGTCAGCCTCAAGCCCGCGCCGTATCTTTACAAAACTTGCCCCCTCCAGGTATTCGCGGTAAATCCGTCTGACTACCTCGGCCTCCTCCGGCACGATGACAAGTTTTCCGCTTTCGTCCTTGGTATAGCCGAGGAACCAGTTGTGGTTGACCTGGATCTTGCCCTGCTGATTGCGGAACTGTATGCCGAGCCGGACGTTCGCCGACAGGGATTCGGACTCCTGCTGCGCCAGCGCCGCCATGATCGTCATAAGCACCTCGCCCTTGGCGTCGAGCGTATTGATGTTCTCCTTCTCAAAGAATACGGCTATATTCATTTCTTTCAGCTTCCGCGTATATTTGAGGCAGTCGACTGTGTTGCGGGAGAAGCGGCTGATCGACTTGGTGATGATCATGTCGATTCTACCGGCCTCGCAGTCCTTTATCATGCGGTTGAAAGCCTCGCGCTTCGCTGTGCGCGTGCCGGAGATGCCGTTGTCCGCGTACACCTCGACCATTTCCCATTCCGGGTTGCCGTTGATGTAAGAGGTGTAATGCGCCACCTGCGTTTCGTAGCTTGATTCCTGTTCTTCAAACTCTGTGGAAACGCGGCAGTAGGCTGCGACGCGCACCTTCTGTTTTTTCTCCGCCGGCTTCTGCGTTCCCACAGTTTTTACCGCCGGAATGAATGTGATATTCTGAGCCATTGCCATTATTCGTTCACCTTGCCTTCGATCCGACCGTATGCGTACTCAGCCTGCGCGATAGGGTCGGTAAATTTCTGTGTCTGTTTCTTCATACGGAACTCCGTGTAAATGACAGGGGTCGGCTTTTCCTTCGGCGGAATGTTGTCTCCGTCGAGTGCCTTCTCCCGCCGCTGCCGTTCCGCCTGCACGGCATTGAAAATATCATCTTCGATGATCCGCGGGTAAACGTCATCTCCAAGATAATGCATGTTCTGAAGCATGCGTTTGACCTCGGTGTGATTTGCCTTTATACCCGCCACCTCGGCGGCACTCTCGCGTGACAGTCCGAGCAGATACGAAGAGTAAAGAGTTGTCAGCCTGGCCGCTTCCATTTCATGTACCTTCGGTCTGCCTTCAACGATCACATATCCGAACGGTGTGTGTTCCATAGCCTCATATCCTTTCCCGGAAGACGGGACCGCACTTCATAACGAATCCGACTTCCTTTCTGCTGAAAATGATGACACGGTCAACGTGTTTCGTGAAGACCTCGTCGGAAAAAGCCGTCAGCTGGTCTGCCTTTGCGGTGTACTTCAGCAGATCGTTCAAAGCCAGCTGACGGTCAAAATCCAGATCCGGGTCTCCCTCGATGCCGGCACGGGCGGCGTTGATTTCCTTTTCCTTCTGTGCCAGGGCATCGAGTTCCTCTCTGTACACGGCGGCGTCGAGCAGACCTTTGGCGAAGAATTTATCTGCCGCCTGTCTGCGTTCGGCTACCATCGCAAGTTCGGTGTTCAGCGACTCAAGGCGGCCAAGGACTTCTTTGTCCCCGCCGCCGAGCAGTCTGCCGGACATGGGAAGAAGCACGGCATCGCGTCCACAGATCAGCTTGTTCATCATATTCACGAACGCAGCTTCGACCATATCCGCCCGGACCGGGAGCTGCCTGCATTTCTTTTTATCCTTGACATGCGTGTCGCAGCCGTACCAGACCTCGCCATATATCTTTTTGCGCTTGCATTTGCCGCCGCACTCACCGCAGAACACCTTGCCGGACAAGGCGTACCTTTTCGTGTACTTACGGCTCTTGGTGATGCCTTTCTCCCTGGCATTGTTGTCGACGGCGGAGTTTGCAGCCCGGAAGACCTCCTCGCTGACGATAGGCTCGTGATGCCCCTCAATGCGGTACATACCTTTCTCGCCGTAGTTCACACGGGAATTGAACTGATCGTCCTTGTAGGTCTTCTGAAATACGGCGACGCCGATGTAGGTCTCATTGCGTATCATGCCGATGATGACCGAACTCTGCCATTTACCGCCCCGCGCCGTTGGTATTCCTTCCGCCTGCAGCTCACTTGCGATTTTTGCGCCGGACTTGCCTTCCATGACCGAGGCGAACATACGCCTCACGATCGCAGCTTTTTCCTCGTCGATAACCATTTTCCCATCCACGTTTTTGTAGCCGTAGGCGGGCGTGCCGATCACATAGGTGCCGTTCTGGAAACGCTTCTGGATGCTCCATTTGTTGTTTTCTGAAAGGGAGCGGGATTCGTCTTCCGCGAGGCTCGACATAATGGAAAGCATCAGTTCGCCCTCCATCTTGCCCGTGTCGATATTTTCCTTTTCAAAGAAAATGTAAATGCCCATCGCGCTGAGCCTGCGGACGGTCTCCACGCTCTCCACCGTGTTGCGGGAGAAGCGGCTGATGGACTTTACAAGGATATAGTTGATAAGACCGCGTTCGCAGTCGGCAAGCATACGGAGCAGGCCGTCGCGCTTGGCCATCTTTGTGCCGGAGACCCCTTCGTCATAATATAGTCCGGCGAACTCCCAGTTGGGGCAGTTTTTGATGACCTGTTCGTAATGCTCCTTCTGCGCTTCAAGGCTGACGAGCTGGTCGGCGGAGTCGGTGGAGACCCTGGCATAGGCTGCCACGCGGAGTTCTTTCGTTTCCTTCGCCGCCGCGTCGATCTTTATTATCCGTTTCATTATCTCGTCTCCTGTCCTTAAAGGGGTATAGTATATATCACTCTGAAAGCCCGGAATAGCAAGTCATTCAGGGCATAATCTTTGCGATTGCCGGCGAGAATTTTTCGCGGTTTTTCGCCATGATCTTGTCGAATTCGCCAGGTGTGATAAGTCCCTTGTCGAGCAGCTTCTGCGTGATCTGTCCGGCAGCAATGTAGGCGAATTCGCGGCGCATATCATCGTCGGTACGCTTTATCATCTGTTCCGGATGGAACACGCCCTGTATCTCTGTTACGTTCATAAAAAAAACACCTCCTACCGGGTAGCCTTGGCAGGAGGTGAAAACTGACGGTTTGAGGGAAAATATCAGTCTTTTTTATAAAAATCACAGACATACCCGTCGGCACGGAGCAGAAGCCCTTCCGCCCAAGAAGGAACACGTCCCATCTGCTCACAGAGGACATCAAGGCTCATACGCGGGTCGGCTTCGATGATGATCTCATCGTGGACGTGGGCGACGATCTCACAGCACCGCAGAGTCTTCATCGCGTACATCAGAATGTCTCTGGCGGTCGCCTGCACGATGTTCTCCACGAACTTGGGACCGTATGATTCGATGCGTTCCCATTTCTTCGTGCCGCCGACTCCTTCATAGGTGACGGACTCGCCGCCGAAGCGGTTCTCTCCGATACGGGGCTTGACGTAGACAAGGTTTCTGCAGGACGGAAGCGTTATAAACAGCATTCCGCTCTGGTAGAACATCTTAACGCCGCCTACGCTCTGCGGCTTCCGTTCCTTCATGACCTTTTTCACGGCGGAATCGACGTCCCACCAGAAGCGGACAATGTTCGGATTGGACTGCCGCCATGCGTTCACAAGGGGCTGAAGTTCTTCTTCGGCAAGCCCCATGTCAAGAGCGCCCATTGCCTTGAGCGCACCGACCGATCCGCCGTAGCCGAGCGCCAGTTCAGCTATCTTGCCTTTCTGGCGCAGATGACCGTTCACACCGTGTTTCTCCACGGGGACTTTGAACATCTGCGATGCCGACGCGCAGTAGATGTCGCCTCCGCTGCGGAAGACCTCTGTCCGCCACGCTTCGCCGGCATACCACGCGATGACCCTCGCCTCGATAGCCGAGAAGTCCGCCACGTAGAATTGGCATCCGTCTTTCGGAATAAAGGCCGTGCGTATCAGTTGCGAAAGCGTGTCCGGGATATCATCATAAAGCATTGACAGCGTATCTGTATCACCGCTCCGCACAAGCGCCCTTGCCGCATCAAGGTCCGGCATATGGTTCTGCGGAAGGTTCTGCAGCTGAACGAGCCTGCCGGCAAAGCGCCCGGTCCTGTTCGCGCCGTAGAACTGGAACATTCCACGGCATCTTCCGTCGGCGCAGGCGGCGTTCTCCATTGCCTGATACTTTTTGACGGACGATTTGGCAAGCTGCTGACGGAGCAGGAGCGCCTCGGAGACGTCACCGTCCGTTTCGCCGATAAGAGCCGCCACGGTCTTTTTGCCGAGCGTATCGGTCTCCACGCCGTTGTCCGACAGCCACGACTTCATCTGCGCCACGGAGTTGGGATTGTCGAGTTCGGTCAGTTCTCGCATCGAGGCGGTAAGGCTGTCCCGCGTTTCCGCGTCAAGGGCAATGCACTGTTTTACGAACGGCATATCCACGCGGATGCCGCGGTCGTTTATTTCCTGGTCGAGATGATATTCATCCCACACCGCATCCGGCACAGGGAACTTCGACAGCTTTGCCTGAATCTGTATCTCGGTCTCCACGTCGCGGAGGTTGTAAGCCTTGTATCTGTCCCACTTTTCCGGGTCATCCTCCGGCAGATTCCTTGTCCGTCCGCCGTTTGCCTTCGTAGGAGCGCACGGCATGGAAAAATACCGTATCAGATCACGTCCCTCGGTCAGCTTCTGCTTCTCAAGTCCCAGCACCACGCCGACACCCTCCAGGGACAGCGGCAGACCCATATATGCAGACCACACCATAGAACACCGCCATGACTCCGGGTTCAGGAAACGGGCACATTCCGGGGACAGCGGATGCCGGTCATGGAACGGGTCGAGACAGATTCCCATATCCGACAGATACCGTGAAAGGCAGACGCGCTCGAACTGCGCGTTGAATGCCCACTTGGTCACGGAATCATCGGTCAGTGCCGACAGGATGTCCTCCGGCAGAGTCTCCCCGGAAGCGAGGTCGATGACTCGAACCTCGCCACCGTCAATACTGTATCCGAACAGCAGAATCTCAAAGTCCGGGCTTTCCGCGTATTTGTAAACACCGCACTTCTGAAGGCTGACCGAAGAATACGTCTCAATGTCGATTTCAAGATTTCTCATGTCGATCCTCCATAATGAAAATGAGGCGGCAGAGGGAGAAACTCCATGCCGCCCCGGAAGCCTTACTTCGTGAATTCCTTCATGCGTTCCGCATGGTATTCAGCGTCGCGCTTTTCGCGTTCAGCCTGACGCTTTTCGTTCCTGCGGTCGTTGATGAATGTCTGAATCCCGACGAACACCCACGTGAGGGTCGCAAGGGAGAAAGTGCCGATAAGGATGTTGACGAGCAGTTCGGTGACCGCGCTCACAGTAGAACCTTCCATGTCCGCACCTCCTTAAGCCAGGAAATCGTTGTCGGCGAGGGTGGCGAAGTCGTCAGCCGCCGTGGACTTGCCGCCGAGAGGCTCACCGTCTCTGACCTTCTGAATGTTGCCCAGACCGCAGGCAATGCCCTTGTTGCCGTTGGAGTTGAAGGCGAAGAAGTTCAGCGAGACGCGGGCGTAACACCCGGAGTAGACCTCGCTCCTGTCGAGGATGGGCTTGACCTGTCTGTCCACGATCTGCGGAGCCGTGGTGGAATTGGCGTTGATGAACCAGTGCCCCTTGTAGGCTTCATCGTCGCGCTCGACATCGCCGTCGCGCAGAGGCAGCTTGATGGCCGCCTTGTTGGGCTTCTTTCCGCCGAACTTCGCCACGCCTTCCTCAATGGCGGCGTCGATTGCCGCGTTGACGGCGCTGACGGTCTCGGAGTCGGACTTAGGGATGAGGACGGATACGGAGTACTTCTCCGCGCCGCCGTTGATGGACACGGGCTCCCAGCCGTGGAAGTAGGACAGACGGGTGTTGACGCCCGTGATTACTTTGGTCCTGTTGGAATTGTTAGCCATTTTAATAATCCTCCTTAATTTCGTTAAAATCGTTAATGGCGTTTGAAACATTCATGGCCGGACGCTTGTCCGATATGGGAACGAGAGTCGGTCTGCCCGGCGCTTTTGTGATGAGGCCGCCGAGTATCTCCTCAAATCTGTCTTTGCCCATCAGTCTCTGCATTTCGGTCAGCGGGATAAGGGACTGACGGTAAATATCCTTATAACCCGCTTCTTTTGCCGCTTCCGCGACGGCTGCTTCATCGCGGTACTTGCGGACGGAGCGTCCTTCGACCACCTTGAAGCCGTTCCACTCCTTGCCGCGGTTCAGCGCGGCGTCAAGAGCGTAGGCGGTGATCTCGTTCGCCCATTTGGTCAGATCCGGCAGCACGGCGAGGATCTCCTCGATCTCCGCGTCGGTGAGCAGAGGCGGCATACGGAACTCCGTCTGCGCCAGCTTCAGTTTTTCCTCGGCTCTCGCACGGCAGCGGACGGCGGCGCGGCAGAAGGTACACCACTCTCCGGGGAGATACTCGCCCTCGCCGTCGTAGGCCGCCTTCGCCCTGGGTTTCAGCTCGTTTTCCGCCCAGGCTTTGAGGTCTTCGACGGATACGGTCCAGGTACTGACGTTCTCGCGGCGCGGCTGGAAGATGGTCATCGACACCTCCCGGATATCGTAGAGAGCGTCGTACACCGCCAAAGCGCCGAGCGCGTACAGCTTCATCTGCGGATTGTCCTCCGCCTCGACGAGGACGCCCATGCCGTACTTGAAATCGATGATGTGAAGCCTGTCGTCAGAGATGATCAGACAGTCCCCGGTGCCGAAGCCGTCCGGCACGTAGCAGGAGAAGTCCAGCCTCTGCTCGATGAGGATGACCGGGTCTTCGCAGACCTGCTTCGCCGCCTCGTACTGCTCCATGACGAAATCGACGTAGGCGTCGGTGCATTCCTCCATCTCATCGGAATCGTAGTCCGATACAGGACGGCGGCTCCGCATATGGAGAGCGCGCTTCAGCTTGTGTTCGCACAGAGCGTGCGCCGCAGTGCCTTCTTTGGCGGCTTCGGAGCCCGTGTTCTCAAACTCAAGCTCCAGCCTTGCCGACGGCGTGCAGTTGAGCCACCTGTGAGAGCCGGACGCGGACAGGACAGCGTGATCAGCCATTGCCAAGCACCTCCGCCTTCTTCAGCACCGCTTCGTACTGCGACGGGTCGATCTCGCTGAGCCGGTCAGCGTCGAAGCTCTGAATGATGGCTCTGACCTCCGCCGTATAGCCGTCGCGGCTCTTTTCGGCGAGAACGCCTCTGACCTTTTCAAGCGGGATCGACTGCTTTTTCTTCGCAGGCGCTTCCTTCGCTTCCGTCTGCGGACTGTCAGCAAGGGACGCGCATAACGCCCTCACGCTGTCCGCGAGACCGGACAGACTGTCTGCCGTTTTCAGAAGCAGCTGTGCGACTTCAGCTTTCGTTTTCTGTTCGCTCATCTGTTTTCACCTCCTCGCTGATGGCGATCTCATCGACCTTGTCTCCGGGAATGAGAACTACGACCCTGCGCATCTCACCGAGAAGCAGGCGCAGAAGACGCTCACGGACGGAGACTTTGCGGACGGCAGCTATACCGCCCGTCTTTGGTTCTTTTGAAACACTGACCTTCAATTTGTGTTTCATGGCATTACCCCTTTCCGAGGACTCTTTACTGCCGTCCTCTATCAGGTAGCCATGGGAGGAGGCCAAAACTGACGGTTTCAGAAAAAAAGCCAAAAAAGAAAAAAGCCCCCGAAGGATTACCTTCGAAGGGCCGGTGTGGGTATGTTCAGTTTATCTCGTTACAGTATTCAGCATAAACAGAAATGAGGCCCCGAAACTGAGGGTGTTTCGCGAAAAAAAACCCGGAAGAGAGAAATTCTCCTCCGGGAATACCGTTTCACTATTTGTATCATCATCCCGCCGCCTCCTTCCGTTTGTCGCATCTATCACTCTGATACGGAGAAAAGTCAAGGGGAAGAATGAAGAATTAGTTGTAGGAATTAGTATACAGGATGTGTCTTGGTTAGCATTTTTAGTTTAGCGGAGCCTCAATCTATCCTTTTTCTTGCAGTTAAATGCATATCTTTCGACAATAATTGAGCATTTTAAATCTAATTCTTGAATTATAGTTTCTTTGGTGCTAAAATGTATTGATTTTATTAATTGGGAGGGAAGAATATGTCATATATACTTCACTTATCCGATTTTCATTATAACGGTTCAGTTGAAGAGCGATCCGCCCTTAGGGATAGATTTGCTTCGCTTTCTAGATATATTAAAGATCGTAAATACGATATTAACTATCTAGTATGCACCGGTGATTTCATTGAGCAAAAACTGTTGATTAATTCGTTTGCAGAATCTTTCTGCAAGCGCAATGGTCTTTCGTGTCCAGAACTTGAAGATCGTTCTCTTGCTATAAAGTATTGCATTGATAATAAGAAACTATGTCCAGACATTACCGCCCCATCCCCAAGCCCTGATTTGATAAATAGGGCTATTAAACTCTATAAAGAATCAGATAAATATAGAGGGTGCTTCCTTGATCTTATCTATGCTTCTTCTATCGATATTAAAAATGCTTATAACGATTTATTAATCGAAAGCATGAAAAATCTGTATGATGATTTTAGTGAGCTGTTTTGCAGTTTTTTAGCCTCTTTGGGCATAGACTCTCAACATCTTATTATCTGTTGCGGTAATCACGATAAAACTTGGCTTGTCGCAGATAAAACTAAAGGTCGAGAAGGTCAATGCTCTACACTTGACACAACGACAGGGCGCATAGAGCATGAAAAGAGCGAGGCTCCCGTTGAAGATGATTGTTGCTATCACGCATTTGATCACTTTTGTCTTTCCCTGGGTCTTTCATATAATCATGAAAATGTTCTGCATTCTGTTGATGGTGATGAAAATATAGAGTTCTTGATTCTAAACTCTAATTACGGTAAAGCTTATAGAGGTGATTTATGCGTTAACTGCATAACACTGAATGATATATTTTTCGATGTAACGGCGCACAAGAAGCAAACAGTACTCGTCACGCATGCACCTTTGAGGAGTATTTGCGAAAGCTTCGATATGAATTATGACGAGAACAATAAAAGTTCTATATTATCATACTTAACGGAGAAGGTTTCTTTCTGGATGTGCGGTGATAAGCATGCTAATGACAGAAGATCAACCAACAATAAACCCGTGTTTATGTCGGGCATGTTTGCAGAAAAAGATGGTTCAAAAAGTAAGTGGAACTGTAGATTAATCAACTATAATACCGAACCTGAGTATATGGGTTCACTTATAGTCTACCACGATGGGAAATGGGGAGACAGTTTAGGGTTAATAGAAGGAATAAAACTATGTAAAGAATTTGGTAATCCCTCCTCTATCAAAAGCATAATTGGCGATCCCGCTGAACTCGATCCTGCTACTGCTTTTAATTCCTGGAACAATGCTTACTTCCACTCAATGTCTAGTATTATTAAATACGTAGGCAACTACAAACCAGATGGAGAAGATGACTATGTTCATTTTGATGATACGGTCAATCTATTCGATTACCTTGCGGTACGGTTCTCGGAAATGCTTAGCCATTATGATGCTCTACCGCCCAACAAGAAAAGCAGCTATCATGTTCTGCTGAAAATAATCGGAACTCACGGCGTAGGTAAAAGTTCGTTTTTATATACACTGTGGGCGACAGCAATGCACAAATATGCTCTGCAAAGCATATCTTTTTTGCCATTAATATTTGATTTTGAGCAATACAAGACCAATAAAGAAATAAACCAAGCTTGGGTAAAATTTATAAATCAATGCAAGAAGATATCGACTGATCTTAATAATGTTACAGTCGTCTGTTTTGTTGACGGACTTATGTCTTCGGTATTCAGTGAGAAGAAAAAGGAAGTGATGGAAAGTATTAAGCAATGTTTTCGCTCTAATGATCATTTGTTCTTTGTTGTTTCCGTAGATAAATATAGCGAATTAGGCTCCTTGGGAAAAGGTGTCCTGCCTATAGATTGGAAAGGCAACGACTATATGTGCATCAATAATGTTGAAATTAACAAATATGAGGATGCACATCCTGAAGAAGAACTGCTGAAAATCGTTCGTTGCTCTATAGATCTTAGTGAACGAAAGTTTGATGATCCGGATAATACAGCAAAGGATACTGCTGATTTCCTAAGCAAGCTCGGAACTGCTGAACTGTCTCTCAGTATGTTAAGAACAATAATTAATAGTGAAAAGCTTGACGAGTGGATACTAAGAAGGGAAAAGGAGACTGCGAGGAAGATTTTTTATTTAATTATACGCAACAAGTGGTCGATTGATAAAAACGATGCCAACCTCAAGAAAAACGCTTATCTTTTATCCTTTGGTGAAAGAATCACTCCTAATGATAACTATTCTTTCGTTAAACTGGTAATGAATAAGGATTACCGCGATTTCCTTTGCTCCCAATACATTCTTGATGATGTTCAAAATAATACCGGGCGAAGCCAACTATTATGGCAGTTATCGCATTCCGTAGCTGTACTAGTACGCAGCGCTTTTTGCGAGGAAAACGACGATATGGATTCGATGAAGTCTAAGTTAACTGAGATGGTAGAAAAAGCGAAGGGGCACTGTAGTCTGGTTGTTGTTTACTTGATAGGTACATGCCTTAAAGAAGATACTCGTACTAATCTACTTAATCGTATTTTGAGCAAGTATCCTTTACCCTCTGAGGTCTATTCTTCAAATTTTGACAGGGAAATATATGAAAAAATAGCAACATACTTCTTTGCTTCGTTCTTAATGCTATTCGGGAGCGATAGTGGAATCGATGCCTTAGACATTAGAGAACCGTTTTTTAGGACATTGCAATTATTGGCATACAACCATATTTATAGAGATTATTATCGAGTTTTTATGCTCGATTATTATGGTGATTTAAGCCATAATAGGCTGACCGTAAGTGAAGCGTTCAACGCGGAGGCTAAGGATTACAAAAAGTTTAATGGATATGATTTTAAACGGTACTACACTTCATTGGCTGCCAACCTGCAGCATCACACTGCGGAATTTCCTGATGAATATGTTGTATTGCTGCTTAGTGATATAGTTTATAGCAGATTAAGGTTCTCTTATGAGCATTCAGATGTCGCGTCTTTCTTTGCGCCTTCTAGTGAAAGGTATAATGACCAGAAAACTATTCTGGAAACTACCATAGAAAGAATTGATGCCATATTAAACAGGCCGAATCGGCATAAGCGTAATCTGCTGACGCTGATTAAACTTAACGATAGTGATGTCTACAATACATATTACAGATATTTATCAACAATGCGTATGGTATTTGCGGATTGCTTAATGGAATATCATTCACACAGCGCGAAAGACGCAGCTGTTGTGTATAGTATGGTTAGAGAGAAAATTAGTCCTGCATGGGCGGTAGAGTGCCTTTCCGACTTAAAATGGCAGCCTCGTATTGGTTGGCATTTTTCAAAGGATCCTGAAAATTGTACTAAAGAGGAGAAAGAAACAATTTTAAAGGATACTCAAGCTTTGTATGAGAAAAACAAAGCTGAGTATTATCCTGAAAGCATTGCAGAGCACTGTTTTGAGTGCATGATTATTGCCGAGATTTTTCTTCCCGATACAAAAGAATCTATAAAACGCTTTGAATCAAAGCATAAAACAAAACGGAATGTCGCAGAATATGACAAGAATACTGTATTGCGTATTCTCTTGACTCGTGAAATCGGCAAGGCAACAATTGGAGATCAACCAGAACAGCATTTAAAAGGAAAAGAGAAGAAGGATTATAACAAAAAGGTTGACGCTCAAATGTATCGCCTTATCATAACGGGAGTATTATCTGGATTCACGTTCGGAGATAATTTACCTTTCCTTCAATCAAAAGTCAAGGAGGAAAGCGAAACTCACAACTACACATACAACGATACTCTTGCCAAAGACATCTGCATAATTCAAAGGGAATATACTCGCCTAAAGTATAAAAACAAACTTATTCTTGATGATAATCGACATTCGGACTTTGAAGAATCACAAGGCTCTGTTGATACTGGTTTTGGTAAGGAGTTGCTAAAAGTTTTAGTTACTGACAATCCCTATCCTTATTTCCAAGAGGATACTAGTCATCCTGACACCGACGAATAAGATGATACAGAACCCCACCGAAGGATATCCTCCGATGGGGTTTGCCATCACGCCATATAGAATCCGCCGAGCGCGGTAATGGTAACGGGTCCCGCCTTGCCGTCGACGGTCAGGCCCTTAGCCTTCTGAAAAGCCTTGACCTTGTTGCGGGTGGAACCGAAGTAGTTTCTGTTCTTCACATTGAGGCCGCCGAAGCCGTTCTCCGCGAGGAGCTTCTTCAGCTCGCAGACGTCATCGCCGATGCGGCCGTACTTCAGCACGCGGGTGAAAATGTACTTCCCCTCGCAGTCGGCGACCTCCGCCTCCGTCCAGAAGGGCGGCCTGCCGTAAGCGTTCCACGTGTTGCCGGTAAGAGGCAGCTTCGCAACGCCCGCGTCACGGCCCTTCGCCTCGATCACGTTGAGCTCGGTATCGACCACGTAGCCGATATGAGTCGCGCGGCCGGTCTTATCGAGCTTGAAAACAAAATCGCCAACTCTGAGCTTGCTCTTTTCTATCTTCACGCACTTGTTGTACATACCGTGTGCGGAAAGATCATACCGAAGCATGCCCTTCACGTTCTGCAGCCAGTACATGCCGAGACCCGAGCAGTCGAAAGCGCGGAGCACGTCGCCGAAGCCCGCGTCACACTGCTTTTGCCAGAAAGCGATCGCTCTGTTGGCGTTTGCCTCAGAGGTCTCCACCTGACGGATCCAGCGTTCATTTACCGCGGGACCGAGCTGGCCCTGGGCTCCCCAGACGTAAACGGAATGGTTCTTTACCTGTTCATTGAGATACTCGATGAATTCCCTGAGATTATTCGTCTTCAGCATCTGCATCATCCTCCTCTGTAATTGCATCATCGTCGTTTGTTACGGGCTCTTCCTCTTTTTCAGCCCGGTTGTGCAGCTGCTCCAGCACGGCCTTCAGCTTTTTGGGGATGGGCAGGCCGAGATGCGCGGCGTTCTCCAGCAGGGAAACGCCTTCGTTGGACATATAGAAGAATATGACCGCCGTCCGGAGCACGGCTCCCGCGCCGATTACGTGGGTGTCGAGAATATGCCCTATCCCCACCAGTGCGAAAATGAGCACCTTCTTGAATATGCCCTTGAAGCCGACTGCCGAGCTCAGCCTTTTATCGACTATCGCGCACATTACGCCCGTGATATAGTCGATCACGACGAAGGCGAGCAGGGCATACAAAAGGCCGTCGCAGCCGCCCAGGAACCATCCGAGCCAGCCGCCGACGGCCGAGAATATCACCTGTACGGTGATCCAGAATTCCTTCATTTCTTTTTCCTCCTTATGAAACCCTCTTGTAGAAATAGCAGGTAATGTACGGCTGCATATTGCCGTGCGCCGTTCCGCTGCCTCTTGAGCCCGTATTGCCCGAGAGCGTGATGGTGTGCGTATGACCGCCTCCGCTTCCGGTCGTCGCGGGATCGGTGCTGCCGCCGTTCGTCAGATACTTGTAATTGCTTCCCGAGCCGGAGCCGACCTTGTACGTGCCCGACGCCGCCTGATGAGTATGCGCCGCTGCTTCAGCAGCAGTGGCAGTGCCCGACGAAAGCGCGTGTGTATGAGCGGGCATATTGGCCGTCGTGAGCGTGACCGTTTTTTCGCCTCCGGTCATTTCGGGATCACAGAGGTCCCTGTCCTGCGAGTCGACGCCCACCGGCACCTTGCCTTCTCCCCACAGCTCCCACGTGCCTCCGAGGAAGGTGGTCGCGTTGGTGGGATCCACCGTCATGCGTATAGAGCCGACCGGATAGATAAGGTCGCGGAGCCATGTTAGCGAGGAGAACGTGACGTCACCCTCAAAGGTCACGTCCTCATGGAACACCGCATCCCAACCGACTTCGAACCTGTCCTGCTCGCAGATCTTGCCTATCGCCATGCCGAGGCCGTTGTTCCGTATCGAGAAGATGGTATCCGCCGTGGTGATGTCGGCATAGGCGTAGACAGTTTCAAAGTAGTCGCTGACCTCCACACGGATATCATAGGCGTACTGGCTCGAAAGCGATCCGCCGCATACCACTGTGCTGTTGAAGGCATATACTCCCGATATGCTCCGTAGCGTCGTGTAGTTCGCCGCGTTCTTCCGCTTGCTCTGTATGACGATGGAGGCGTCGTTAGCGGAATCGAGCGGGGAGATATTCGCCCTCAGCCTTATCGATACGTAGGTGCCGTTGTGGGATAATACTCCCGAGGAGTTACAGCGGAACACCGATGCGATATTTACCGTAGGCGACTTATACGCCATGACCTCATACGATCCCGTGACCGTCCTCGTCCTGTTTCGGGAGTCCTTTACCACCACCGTATAGCTCTGGGTTCCGCTCTTCGACAGCGCCTCCGTCGTAAAGGAAGCCTCCGTATACGCCGTTCCGTTTATCGTGGTGGTGACCGATACTATCGTTGAGCCGTATGCTCCCGAAGCGTTTACGGATACACTCAGCTTCGTCTTATTCTGAATGTAGGCATGGAACTGTCCCGCGATCGACGGGTTCGAATCCTGCATAGCTATGCTTGCCGACGGCACAATGTTCTCCGGGACGTTCAGCGTGATTGATACCGATCTCGTGCCGATCAGCGTATTGCCGGAATAGGTATCGCAGTAAAGCGTTCCCACAGCCGTTGTGGAATTCGGAGCCTGATTCGCGAGCGTAACTGACGGCCGCCAGCTGACCGAGGTGCTTGACGTCTTGGAGACTATCGTTCCCGAAGCCGAGCCGACCTGGTAGCGAAGTGTGTGCGTGAAGCTGCTTGACGCGGGAGAAAGCGTTATCGTGCTCTGCGATCCCATGGTCAGCGTACCGACGGAGGGAGTCGTCGCTCTCGGTATGGTAGGCAGCGTCACCGTCGCCGAACCCGTTATCAGCTTCAGCGAGTTGGCAAAGGAACAGTCAGCGTTCCATGAGAGCGTTACCGAGCCCGTGCCGTCCGCGTTATGCTGTATGACGCAGGTGCCGTAGCCCGCGGCCTCGGTATCGGCATTATCCGTCATGACCGTCAGAAACTTCGTCCCCTCCGCGCTGCCGTAGGGCGTTTCGTACTGTGTGGTGTAGTCGGAAGCCGTGGGGATAAGGTCTGTTGCAAAGCCGCGCTTCTGCCTTGTGTAGACCGTCGAGCCGTTCGCCTTTACCGTCATCGAGCCTCGGTTCGTCTGGTCATAGTTATTGCAGTAAATGTGGTAACCGCCGGACGCCGCGACGTTCGCTATAATGATGTAGAACCGGATCGTCGAGGTGTTGTTCTCCACCGACTGGCTCACGACCTTGTATTCCATCCAGCAGCCGAGCTTGGCCGTCGCCGTGCCCGAGAACGACGCGTTGATAATGCTGTATCCCGAATGTATCGGGGTTGTTCTGTCCGCCATTGCGTTCCTCCCTTCAGAGTTTCGGCATATGAAAAGCACCGCCGGAGCAGTGCTTAAAAGTGTTTCTATTCGGTTGTGTCATCTCGGCAAACGGGAAGTTGTTGTGTTCCTGGCAGCGGTTTATGGGCGATATGTTCTGATGAGCTCAAGGATATCCGTTTCATAAACGTTTCCGTTCAGTACGTCGCCGTTCGGTGCAAAGGAAACCGTTTTGATATCCTCCGGGTCCTCCTCGTAAGGAGAAGTCTGGGCGGCATTATCATCAAAGTATTCCCGGAGATATTTAAGCGCATTGCCAGACGGAAAGATCACATTACCCTGATTCATTGGGATATGCAAATGGTCGAACGCCCGGATGATCTCCCTTGTTTTCGCATTGTATGGGTTTTGATCCACGACACTGACCAGCCATGCAGGCTGCAGCTTGATCGGAATTCCGGCATCTACGGCACATTTGGCAAAAAACATGACCGGATCGAGAGAAATGGTTTCCTGATGAAACGCGTCCACGGACAACAGCAGAGCGTTTACTCCGCTATGAGTCAGATCGCGGACAACCGTTTTGATCCTGTCTTTGTTCTTCGAGAAAAAGCCGTTTGTGATGACCTGCCTTTTGGAGACTCCGAGATCTGACGCTTCTTTGTGGATCGCACAGACTGTCTCGGGATAAAGGAGCGGTTCTCCGCCGAACGTCATCACGGTCTTTATTTCGTAAAGAGAATAGATTTTTCGAACTGCCTCAACAGCCGCATTTGCGTCAATATGTTCCGTGAAGCCGTCGTGATCGCCTTCCGAACAATGCCTGCATTTTCCCGTACAAGCCAATGTCACGATAAATTCGATTTTCTTCAGGTTCTTTATGTATGGATTCAATCTCGTTTATCTCCCGAAACTCTGAGTTATCGAGCTGATTCTAACATACCGGCACAAGAAATTCAACAATACGTTACTCTGTCAGCTTGAAGTTGAGATTATCCGCCTCCGGCATCCACGCAAAGGGCCCTATACGCATTCCGGTGAGAATCTCGACCGTATTGACGTACAGCTTGCCCGCAGAGAAATACGCTATCGCGTTCTCAGTGGATACGGAATCCTCGTCGCCCGTGAAGAAGTAGAGAATGTCGTTCTCGAGCTTCAGCTTGATGTTCGAGCTGCTTTCTCCGATGACGATGCCCGAAGCTATCATGCGGATAAACCCGTGTATCGCCTCGAACTGCTGGTTCATATCGCCGTTGAGGTCGGAAATCTCGGAGTTCGTTTCGTAGAAGTTCATTTCGATCGTTCCCGCCATTACGGAAAGCGTGGTCATGACCGTGCTCTGAAACTGCTCGAAATCGGATGTGGCGACGTAGTCCTCCAAAGCGCTCATGATTATCTGCTGAGCGGATTGAAGGATACTGGTGTTATTGGTGATCTGCTGCTGGACTATTTCCACAGCGCCGCTGTTCGTAACGTAGTCCGCCTCGATGCCCTCTATCCTGTCGATAGCACCGTTTATCCTGCCGGTGTTGTCCGCGACGAGCGAAGCCCTGCTGTCGCCGATCGTTATCCTTGTCGCCGCCGGGTTCTGCAGGGGTATCGTCATCTTGGTCAGCACAAAATACGCCTCGGGCAACACGTCCCCGCAGGAGACGATTATCCTGTCGAGAAAAGAAAACGCCTCGACATCCGTATTGAGCGCGGCGAGATCCACCGCCGTGAGCTGTATCGTCTCCTTCAGCCTCGCCCCCTGGGCCGCGAGCCAAGCCTGTGCCTTGTGCAGAAGGTTCGTAGGGAGCGTGACATCGTCCCATGTCGTAAGGCTTACCGGAGCATAGATGGTGCCGTAAATCGCCGCGTTCGCCGTGTCAATGAGCCTCGGGTCGCCCTCATGCACGTCCGCTATCGTCAGCCTCGCTTCGGTCTCGTAATTGGGATCGATGGCGTTGAGCTTAGCGCCAAGCGGAACGCAAGCCGTGTACGACTCATCCGCGTCCTTCGTGATCGCAAGTGACAGCAGGTTCTCTCCGAACTCTATCCTCTGCGTAGCGGTATCGGGCGGATCCTCCAGCCAGTTGAGGACGGGCTTACCCTCCCTGTTGAACGTGACGTAAATATACCCGCCGAACTTGTCGAGCAGCTTGCTCTTCATGACGTTCCACGTGGAGTCCCACAGTTCGGAGTAGGGTGAAATGTCGCCCGATTCCGAAATGGTGCAGGAACCGGCTATGAGCCGCTGATCCGTCTGCACTGCGGCGTTGTGCCCTGAAAGCAGGAAAGCGAAGAACTGCGCGGGAGTGCCGGTAAAGGAGTACGGCTCTCTCACGCTGTCGATAAGGAAGGCTATACAGCCCTCGACCGTGTACTTCCGCATATTGTTGAGGCTCCGTTCGTCCTTGATTACTCTGCCCTGGAATATCTGCGTTCCGTCCCTGAACACCTTTATCCTGCTAACTAGCTTCGCTATATTGCCCGCCGAGGGGTTCGTTTCGGGGACCGTGAAGGTCAGTATCCCCGGCTCGTTCGCGGTCAGGCTCAGTACGGGATCGATCACCGCGTATTCCGGCAGCCGTGGATCGTAGACGAGGAATGAATCGGAGTAAATCGTGCAGATCATAGCCAGCCCTTTCTGAATGAAAATGTTGTAGTCCCGAGTGAAGCGACCGTAACGCGCATGCTTCCGTTCGGCGCGAGGGCGAGATGCGGCAGAACGTGCTGCCCCGCCGATACCGTGACGGAGTGAGTGTCGAGACCTACCGTCCACGAAAGCGTCGCCTCGGCCGTCGTCTTGACCGTTGGCACTAAAGGCATCCTGCCGTTCACGAGGTTCGCCCTTCCCGAGCCGTTCACGGTAATAGTCGTCTCCGCGCCGTCAAGCTTGTAAGCGTCCGCGGTCACGGTAACGTTTATCTCGCAGTAGCCGTCGTGCTTCGTTATGCCGTTCACGTCGATCCTGCCGTTGTAGGTATAGTCGGGATCCTTGTCGAAGGTTACGGGGTACCGCTGTCCGTGATAGAGATTCGTGAACTCGAACAGCCGCTGTCTGTAATCGCCGACGGCGTACAGGGTAAGGTCTATCACCCTGTCGCCGTACCGGACGCAGCCGAGCGCCTCAGTCATATCGAGGCTTCCGTCCCTTCCCGGGATCGCGACGAAATCCGTCCGCGCCGGAGGCATAGGTATCTCATACGGCGCGACGATCAGGCCGAAATCGGAAGTGCTCAGTCTTCCAAATATGATATAGCTCATGCGTACCTCACTTTCAGGCGCTGCATATCGCCGAGCGCCGCGTCCATCTCGGGAGCCAGCCAGCCGACGACAGCGCCGGTATCCGTCACTATCTGCCTTACGCCCATCTGCGGAAGGTATGTCTTCATGAGGTCGAGCATGGCCGCAAGGGAAACCGTTACGGCGTTCTTCTGCGATACTCCCGCCGTGACGTCAACGTCCGCCGCGGCCTTTATGGGATCCAGATCGAAGTCGGTCGGGATGGCGTCGCGCATATCCTTCTCGACGTCGTCCATAGCGTCGATGAAGCCGACTCCGAGGCCGAGCCCCATGTTCTCACCAATATCGGCGAATACCGTCGAGGGCGAATGGATTCCGAAGAATCCGAGTATGCCGTCGACGAGGGACGAAGCCCATTCCTTCACCTTGTTCCACAGCCAGGACGCCGCGTTCTTTATGCCCTCCCAAAGACCTTTCAAGAGATTGCCGCCGGCTTCGACGAGCTTGTAGGCAAGTGAGCCTATCGCCTCTACTATGCCCTCGATTATCTGCGGGATCGCCTTGACTATCTCAATAATGATCGTCGGCAGGTTCTCGATAAGGGCGACGAAGAGCTGAACGCCCGCTTCGATTATGAGCGGGATATTGTCGATGAGCGTATCGATTATGCCGCCTATGATATCGGGGATCGCGTTCACTATCGTCACGATTATCTCCGGCAGAGCGCCGATTAGCGCGACGAGCAGCTGTATGCCCGCCTGTATGATCTGGGGAATAGCTCCGAGCACCGCCTTTATTATCCCATCGATTATCTTTGGGATAGCTTCCACGATCTTCGTGATTATCGTCGGAAGGGCCTCGACGAGCGTGGTCAGCAGCCTGATTCCCGTATCGATTATCTGCGGTATGGAATCAAGCAGGAAGTTGACTATGCCCATGATGACTTCCGGCAGCGCCTCGATCAGCACGGGGATAGCGTCAAGTATACCCTGCGCCAGCCCCTCGATCAGCTGAAGCGCCGCGCCCATAATCATCGGCAGATTGTCGATAAGCGTCTGCACTATCTGTACGACCACCTCGACTATCTGAGGGATGAGCGACGGCAGAGCGTCGGCGATGCCCTGGACAAGCGTTGCCACAAGCTGCACAGCCGCTTCGATCAGCAGAGGCAGGTTCTCAATGACAGTATTGACGATGGTCATGACCGCCTCGACAGCCGCGGGAATCAGACCCGGAAGCAGGGTCAGAAGCGTGTTCAGTACCTGGGAAAACAGATCGGTCACCGTGCTGAGCAGCGCGGGAAGAAGCCCCGCTACCGCCTCAAGCAGAGCGTTCAGCGCCGTGGGGAGCGCGGCGATAATGTTTTCAATCACCGGGGTGATGTTTTCCACGACATCATTGAAGGCATCCACCACGTTATTGCAGAGTTCCTGCATATCCGCGTCGGCGTTGCCGAAACCGACCACGAGGTTCTGCACGGCCGCCTGCATGGCGTTGATGGAGCCGGAGATGGTGTGTTCAGCCTCCTTCGCGGTTGTGCCTGTGATGTCCATACTCGTCTGGATCACATGGATCGCCTCGACCACGTCAGCGTAGGAGGAAATGTCGTAATGGATGCCGGAGATGGCTTCCGCGTCAGCAAGCAGACGCTCCATTTCCGTTTTGGTGCCGCCGTAGCCCAGCTTCAGATTGTCCAGCATCGTGTAGTTCTGCTTGGCAAAGCCCTGGTAGGCGGCCTGCAGAGTGGACATATCCGACCCCATCTTGTTGGCGTTGTCGGACATATCCGTGATGGCCATATCCGCATACTTGACTGCCTTTTCTGTGTCTCCGCCGAGGGAGGAGATCAGGCTTGCGGAAAAGCTCGTGACCGTCTCCATGTAATCGTTGGCGGACAGGCCGGCCGTCTTATATGCGTTGGAGGCGTATTTCTGCAGTTCAAGGGAGGAATCCTTGAACAGCGTATCGATGCCTCCGACAAGCTGTTCATAGTCTGCGTAGGCCGTAACGACCTCTTTGCCGAGCTTGACCGCAGCCGCGCCGGCCGCGACAACGACAGCACCCATTGCGGCGCCCACAGTCTTGAGAACGGTGCCGAGTCCTTTGAACTTGCTTTCGGACTTTTCGGCGGCATCCCCGGATTCCTCGATCTCTTCGCCCATGTCATCGGCGCTGTCGGCGGTGGAATCCAGTTCCCGCTCCATATCGTTCAGAGCGGCTTCCGCGTTGTTCAGCTGGATCTGCCAGTTCTGCGTCCGGCGGTCGTTTTCACCGAAAGACTCGGCGGCGTTCTGAAGCGCCTGCCGGAGCAGTTCGATCTTCTGTTTCTGTGCCTCGATTTCTTTGTTGAGGACTTCGTTTCGTGCGGACAGCGCTCTGACAGAAGAATCGTTTTTGTCGAACTGGGAGGTCACCAGCTTCATTTCCGAGCCGAGGACCTTGAAGGAGGAGTTGATGTCGGCAAGGGCCTTCTTGAACTCCTTTTCACCCTCAAGACCGATCTTCAGACCGAAATTGTCAGCCATGATTCAACTCCTCCTTTCCCGTTATTACATGATGGAACCGCTTGAGGTTTTGCGCGTGAATGTGATCGTTCCGTCCCGGGAGCCGACCTTGACGGCCGCGATATACACGGGTTTCACGGCAGACGAATTGGAAACCGTCTGGTAGACGGTCTCATAGGTGATGTCACCCGTGACGGCGACATCGATGTATGCCTGGAGTTTTGCTGTCCCACCGCTCGTCGCGGAGGCATACACCACCATCAACGAATTAGCCGGCACTTCGTAGCCGGCTCCCTGCAGGACCGGGGTGCCTGACGCGGAGGAGCCGGGCGGTGTTACGGTTTTGCTGATGAGGGTATTGGAGCCGTATTTGACCTCCACAAGGACTAAGTTTTTCTCCTCGCTGCCGCCTGTACTTACATCGGCAAGCAGACTCACAATCTCATCGAGCTTGGCGTTGAAACTGACTTCCACGTCGTGATCAAGCAGCCAGTCAACAAGATCCTGCTTCGCACCGGATATACGTTCGATTTCGCTCTGAATGCTCATGTTTCCTCCTTATATCGCCGCAAGGGCGTCTTCGATGTCCGAGGTGAGACTGACCGTGCCGCCGGAGGTGTATCCGGCGGGGATCGTGACAGAGGCCGCGGTCAGACCATCGATAGAAGCGGTCACGGAGCCGTTGTCCGGCATGGTGCCTTCGATCTTCACACCGTTCACATAGGCGGTCTTTTCCACGAGAATGTTGGCCGCGACTGCGTCCGCGTCGGTCGTGTCCACAAAGTTCGCGGGGATGGCGGCGACTGTCACCTTGGACAGGACCTTGCCGCTGGTCGGCGTGACTGCCTGGGACGCCTTGGTGGGCGTGACGGACTTCTCCTCCGTGGTGATGGATACCTTGCCGCTCCCGGAGTGGTAGCCCTTGGGTATGGTGTAGCTTTTAGTGGTGGTGTTCAGGGTCTTGGTCACCGTGCCGTTGTTCGTCATCGTACCCGTGGTGACCTTGCCGTCAGCGTCCACAAAGACCTTTCCGGTCAGCACATCGTCCGCTCCGGCGGTGACGCTTGAAACATCCTGAAAGGCGTCCGGGATAGCGCCGACTGTGACGTCGGACAGGCCGTAGTAGCCGCTGTCCGGGGTGATAGCCTGCTGTGTCTTCGTAGGGGTTATGGTCTTGGACTGGAGGCTGTAGTTGCCGCCGCCTGCCACGCCGGAGACCGTGCCGGATCCGTTATGGTATCCGGCGGGAATCGTGTAGGTATCGCCCTCCTGGACGGTCGCCGAGACGGCTCCGCGGTTCTCGATGTTCTGCACGGCGCTCGCGCAGGCGTCCAGATTCGCGGCTGCCGGGACAAGCCCCAGGCTGACGAGTTTCGTTCGTATGGTGTTTCTGTCCGTCTGGATACGGGACAGTTCGCTTGAGATGCTCATGGGGTGTTCCTCCTTAGATGGTTTTGAGCAGCACGTCGATGTTGCCGAGAGCGGTCTGAACGGCTGCGGATGTGATCGGCAGCGTATTGTCCGTTTCCGCCGAAGAAGCCACCTCCACAGCGAGTCTTCCGTCGCCGTCCCACATCAGGGCGTGGCCGAGACGAAGGTCGGAAGCGGTGAAGCCTCCGGCTCTGACCTCGCCGTTCAGGCTACCGTCAAGGGAAATGCCGCTCCCGGAAAGAGTGCCTTTCAGAGGAAACTGGTTCTGGGAAAGCGCTCCGTGAAGTACAGCGGTATCATCCATTGGCGGTCAGCTCCTTCCTGTGCAGCAGCTCCTTCGTGGAGATCTGCATGACATTCGTGGCAAGAACGGAAGCGCCGATGAGGACACGCAGCTGAACGAGGGCTGTGCGGTTGTCCGGGAACAGGAGCGTTTCCGCCTGCGACAGCGTAACGCTCACCTGTGTCCCGTCGCCGGAAAGGGTGAGATCGTCGAGCGTTTTGAGGATCGTCACCTTGTCGCAGCGGATACACAGTTCAGCCGCGCTGCAGCGGGAGATATCCTCGTCAAGAGTGACAGTAAGTGTCGGGGTCGTGCCGGGTATCATGTTCATCGTTCATCCCTCCTTTAGATTCCGTCCGGGATGATATCGTCAATGAATCGCTCCCGCTTCGGCTGCGCGCTGCCCGTGTACTGCCTGTGGCATTCCCACAGATCAAGGAGCAGGCCGAAGGGTGCGAGCCACACTTCGTCCTGCGTCAGATGCAGATGGGCAAGGCCGTAGTAAAGAAGCCGGGTAAACAACTCATCGTCGCTTACTCGGCTTCCGTGTTTTTTGGGTCAGGCTCACTTTCCACATTCCGTTTGGTGCCGCGATACAGAGCCTCGGTGATCGCGGCTTTGTATCCGGACAGGTCAGACGGCACGGTGAGCAGTTCGACCTCCTCCTCGGAGAGGAGCGGCTTCGGCTCGTCCCTGTGCCGGAGGTTGTGGATAAGGATCGCCTGGTTGGCGAGGATCGTGATGAGCCAGACCACTTCGGTGATTGCCATCTCGAAGTTCTCGCTCTTCATGAGTTTGTCGCCCAGGTTCTCAAGACCGCCGTAGCGGCCGGCGATCTCCTTGGTCGCTCTGGTTGTGAGGATCAGTTCGTAGTCCTCGCCGCCGATGTTGATGACAGAACTTCTTTCGTTAGCCATGACCGTCCCTCCTTAAGAATCCAGCCCACCGGGCAGGTTGATGGGGTTCAGATTCAGATCGCCCGCCGGTTCATACACTTCGCTGTACCATCCGTCGATGACAGACTGGTCGACGCCTTCCGTACCTTCCGTGACCTCGGCTTTCCAGGGATGCTTGCCGAACGCGTCCACCTTGTTCCGGCGCATGATGGTGCCTTCGATGGTGGGCGTGGAGAAGGTGATGGAATCGCCCTTCGTGGCGAGGTTGGTCGCAGGGATGCCGAACTTCACGCGGTAGAGCCAGTAGTAGCGGTATTTGCCGTTGGACTTCTTGGCGCGGAAGCCGACCGCCACAGGATCGCCGCCGTCTTCGGACGCGGAGATCACCACGCCGTTCAGATCGATGGTGGAGCCGGTCAGATCTCCGGCCACAGCAGCGCCGATGTCATCGACGCCCAGGGACAGGGTGCCGGACTTGAACTCCTTGACCACCTCGGCAGCGCCGTCATCCGCGTAGAGGACGGCTTCGTTCAGTTCCACGGAAAGGTCTGCGGTCATCGCCTTGGCAAGCACCTGCGGAGTGCCGTAGGTTTCATTGCCGTTATCGTCTTCCGTGATCTTGGAGTAGAACAGTTTATCAAGACCGATCGTTGCCATGTTTCATTCCTCCGTTTCATAGAATTTGGCCACATCCACCGTGTAAAGGTGGTAGCCCGTATCGGTTTCATATCCGTTGTACCTTCTGTCGGTGATGGTGTAATCGCCGTTCAGAAGGATACGGACGAGTTGTTTTTTGGCGGCTGTATAGCTGCCCTTTGTAAAAATGGAAACGCGGACTTCCTGGATCTCCACGCCTGGAAGATTGTCGGCGTGAAGGTCGAAGGTGTCCGCAAGCGGAGTCAGCACGATGTACCGCTCCGGAGCCTTGTCCGTCATGGCACCTGTTTCCACGGGAATGCCGAGCGCGGAAAGGTCATTTTTCAGTTCAGACAGCAGACTCATTTTCCGACCTCCTCCTCAAGAGCGCGCTTCATCGCCTCGATACAGGCGGAGTGTGACGCGGACTTGGCGGGTTTGAGGAACGGCTTGGGTGCCTGCCCGTGTCTGCCGTATTCCAGGATATTGGCGATCTTGGCGTTGGAGTCGCCGTCACGGCGCGGTTCAGCGAAGCCGACCTTCACGTTGTGATTGCCGTTTCTGTCGAGCCTGACGCCGGAAGTACCGAGCGCGGCCAGGAGCTGCCCGGTGGACCGGGATCTTTTCTTCGTGCCTCTGCCGATGACGCCCGCGAGATTGGAGCGCACCTTTGCCTCCACGATCTCCGCGCCGGCGTTCAGTACCCGTTCCGCCATGCCGTCCTCGTCTTTCGCGAGGCGGGACAGCTTTTCCAGGAACTCGTCAGGCATTTTGATATCCGCTTTAGCCACGGCTTGCCACCACCTTTCTCGCAAGGATCTCCGTGTACATCCCGCGGCCTTTCACATCCTCCACGGAGATGATGTTGAACCGTTCGCCGTCACAGACGAGCAGCTGCTCCGTGGTGATCTTAAGACCGGGTACAGCCCGGAGCCGGAAAAGGTCGGTGGCGTCGGAGAACGCGGCGAGGTTCGCCCAGCGTTCCGAGCCGTGCCGGCCTTCCCGGTAGACGCGAACGGAGGCGAGGGTCACTTCCCGGTCGGAAGCGAAGCCCTCGTCATCCGTCACTCGACGGTTTTCGACAATAACCGCCATGCGGTTCATCTTTCCGAAGCTCATGTCACACCTTCCAGTCCCGGTCGAGCCGAAGAAGCAGGTTGACCGTGTTCCACACCTGCTGGGCGGCCTGCGGGTTGTCGGCGAAGAAACCACCCGTTGAACCGTCCCTGGATTCGTAGAAGTGGCTTGCCAGCATGATCACCGCCTGCTCTGTGGTAGGCGGCATCTCATTGCCGGAGTAGTAGCCCTCCCGGATGTGCTGATAACTTTCGGCATAGGAAACGGCCGCGGTGATGTAGCCCTTCAACAGATCATCGTCGGCCGTATGGTCAAGAATAAGGTTTGCCTTGACTTTCTCCAAAAGAGCGTCCATCACCGCGACCTCCTTTCAGATCAGTTGCCGGAGGCGGCGGTGCCCTTGACCTTCAGCAGTTTGACCGCCTCGGGAAGGACCAGCTTGCCGTCCACGCGCTCCTTGGCGACGAAGCCGACCATGCCGTTGCCCGCGAACAGTTCCTTCAGTTCAGCGAAGGAGCGGGTGCCTCTGTCGCCGATGTTGTAGTAGGAGAAGTCACCGAAAGCCAGACAGGGCTTGCCGGCTGCGGGTTCGGGGAAATACGGAGAGGTGTAGATCTCGTAGCCCAGGCAGCGGTCAGGCTCGCCCGCCTGCAGAGCGGGCTGCCACAGATACTGACCGTTCTCGTCCTTCAGCTTGCGGAGGGCGGCGACGCACTTGTCGTTGGTCAGGAACACAGCCTTCTTGCGGTAGGGGCGCTTGAGGGAGTACACCAGGTCGATGACGTCATCGGCGGTAACAGACGCTCCGGCAGTGGTCTTGCCGACTTCAGCACCGCCCGTAGCGGCCAGGATGCCGAGAGGCTGACCCACGCCGGTACCGTTGATAAAGGCGTCCTCCTCGGCGTTGGACAGAGCCTTGCCGAACTGCTCGATGAGGTAGTTCTCCAGGCGGAAAGCGTTGTCATAGAGAAGCTCTTCGGTGACTTTCACAGCCACGTGCAGCTTGTGGGCGTCGAGGATGATCTGATCGAAGGTGGCGTCACCGAAGGTCAGTGCGCCGCCTTCCTCGATCCACGCCGCAGCGGGCTTGGTGGCGGCGATGTTGATCTTATGCTCGCCGGAAGTGGTGATGCGGGTGCCGAGACGGCGCATCACATTGTCCTCGGTGAGGATGTCGATGAGGCGGGAGTCGTACTCGTCAGGGACGAGGTAGCCGCCGTTGGCGTCGATGCCCTCCTGCAGGACGTTGCTGATCTGACGGAAGTTGGTACGGAGGGCGGTCAGCATCGCCTTTCTGTACTCATCGGAGGCGCGGCCGGTCTTCTGGGGCTTGTCCTCCATGCCGCCGTTCATGGGCTTCGCGGTGATGGGAGTACTGACGGGCTTCGCCATCTCGGCGTCCATAGCCTCCATCGCCTGCAGACGCTCGATCTCGGCGCTGTAGTTTCTGACCTTCTGCTCCATCTCGGCATAGGTCCTGGCGTCGGTCTCGGAAAGCAGTCCGTCCTTGTCGCGGCGGCTCTCCACAAACGCCTTCGCGGCGTTCCAGGCCTGGTTTCTCTTCTCGATCATTTCAAGAGTCTTGTTCATGGTCTTTACCTCCAGTTTTTCATTAGATTGAGCCGCTCCATCAGGGAATCGGCCTTGACCTTGGGCTGTTCGTTCGTTTTGGGTCTGGTTTTGCATTTGGCGGCGATCTTGTCCATCAGGCTGTTCACGACCGCCGTCTCGGAGAACGGATCTCCGTCATCCGGAGGAACAAGGTCCTCCTCGACAGCGAGAGCTTCCGAGCGTTTCATGATCTCGTCGGCGAAGCCCAGCTCGACGGCGCGGTTCGCGTCCATCCAGGTTTCCGCGTCCATGAGGTGGGACAGCCTGGCGCGGGAAAGCCCGGTCTTGATCTCGTAGGCGTTGATGATGGAATCCTTGACCTCCGAGAGCATGGCGATGGCTTTCTCCATTTCCGCAGCGTCGCCGATAGCGATGGTGGCGGGGTTGTGGATCATCATCATGGACACCGGGGACACCAGCACCTTCGTTCCCGCCATAGCGATGACCGAAGCCGCCGAAGCCGCGATGCCGTCGATCTTGACCGTGACGCTGCCCTTGTAATCCATCAGCATATTGTAGATTTGGGCGGCCGCCACGCAGTCACCGCCGGGCGAGTTGATCCACACCACGATGTCGCCCTCGCCGGCGTTCAGTTCCTCTTTGAAGAGCTGGGGCGTGACGTCATCATCGAACCAGCTTTCCTCGGCGATGGTGCCGTTCAGATACAGCGTCCGTTCCGCCGGAGCCGTCTCTGTCTGGGCTTGATTCCTCCACTTCCAAAACTTCTTCATCGGCATTTTCCTCCTTTCCGTCATCGATGGATTCGGTATTTGCAAAAGCCCCCGCGTCCTTGAGCGGGAGCATATTGCCGTTGATGAGGTACAGGTCGCCGCCTTCCTCGGCAGGGATGCGGTCAAGGTTCTCCAGTTCACGGATGTCGTTTGCGGACATCCATCCGTTCTGCCTTGCCGTGGCGTAACCTGACATACGGCTCTGATAGTCGCCGCGGAGCAGACCTTCCACGTTGAACTTCACGAAGTAATCCTTCTTCTCGGCGGGGGTAAGGAGCGTCCTCTGAATGGACTGCTCCCAGCGGATGACCCACGGGTCGAGGGTGTACTTCACGAACTCAAGGGACTGCTGCTCAATATTGGAAAAGCTCGACTTTTCCAGATCTGCCAGCATGTGCGGCGGAACACGGAAAATTCGAGCAATTTCATTGATTTGGAACTTGCGGGTTTCAAGAAACTGCGCCTGCTCCGGGGAGATGGAGATCGGCGTGTATTTGAGTCCTTCCTCCAGAACGGCGATCTTGCCGCTGTTCTGTGAACCGCCGAACTGGCTCATCCATGATTCGCGCACCTTCTGCGGATCCTTGATCGTGCCGGGGTGTTCCAGCACGCCGCTCGGAGCCGCGCCGTTGGCGAAGAACTTGCTGCCGTATTCCTCCGTCGCAATGGCAAGGCCAATGGCGTTTTTTGCCATGGCGATGGGACTGTAGCCGACGAGACCGTCAAAGCCGAGTCCGGGAATGTGCAGCACGTCCGAAGGAAGCAGGATGACCGTTTCGCTCTTTCCGCCGGGTTCGTCGACCGAGCGGAGGTACTGGTAGTAAAGCTGTCCGCTTTCGTTCCGCTCGACAGACATCTTGTTCGGCATCAGCGGATAGAGCGCGATGACCTCGCCGCGTCCGTTGCGGATGATCTGCGCGTAGGCGTTGCCCCACAGCAAAAGATGCGTCATGAGAGTCTCGCGAAAAACGAATGAGCTCATCTCCGGATTCGGCTCATCGTGGAGAAGTAGATACAGCGGGTGGTCGATTGCCTTTTCCTTGCCGCCGTCGGGTTTATATCGGTAAAGATGGAGCGGAAGACCCGCTATCGCCTCCGACAGTATTCGGACGCAGGCGTAGACCGCCGTCATCTGCATTGCCGAGCGCTCGGTCACCGTCTTCCCTGACGTAGTGTTTCCCATGAAGAAGGTATAACCAGAGCCAACAGTTCTGTTTCTGGGCTTGTCACGCGAATTGAAAAGGCTAGTGAATATTCCCATTTTTTCTCCTATTCTATTTATTTCGTTTCATTTCTGTGATATAATGTCAAAAATAGCCGAAAGGAACGTTTCATCGCTATGAACGGCAAAGAGTTCTACAAAAGCAAGGGCAAGAGATGTCCCAGTAATCTAAAAGAGTTATACGATGCCCATTACTTTGGAAATGCTACATACGACGAAACTAAACGGGTCTATAGTATTCATCACAGCACACCGCTTCCTTATAGCATTGACAAGCGTGTTTCTCGTGTAGATAAGCTTTCCTTGAAGCTGCTCGATGCAGCAATGCATTGTTGCTCCGTCTTTCCTTCCATGTTTCCGCGCATTCCGGAGCAAACCATAGTACACTATATCGATCTCTTTGTAGAGCATGGCTATATCCGCCGCGTAGATACAGAATCTGGAGTGCAGTATTTAGAGCTTTCGCCGCAAGGGACTACGTTCTACGAAGGATTAAAACGGCAGCCAAGTGAAACCAGACTGAATACTATTAACACCCTATTAAATACATTTGCCGAACCGGCTGGAAGATTCTTCGGAGAAGCGGTAGGTACTGCCATAGCGGCAAGCAATAAAGCATCATAAATACATCAAGCCGGTTCTCCGGCTTTTTTATATGAATAGCAATCCCCTTGAATCGTAAACGCTCTCGGCATTGTCGTTTTCGCATCTGATCGCACGGTCGAGTGCCATTATCATAGCTATCGCGCCGTCTATTTTTTCTGTACTCTTTTCCTTGTCGGCCTTGATGTTCCCGGCGGGATCGGTGCGGATATAGATGTTGTCCATCATCCACCGAAGAACCGGATGCCCGCCGTGAGCGATCCGCTTTTCAAGAACGAGCTTCATCAGTTCTTTCGTTGGCGGGGACATATCCTTAAAGCCCTGACCGAAAGGTACGACGGTAAAGCCCATGCCCTGAAGGTTCTGGACCATCTGCACGGCTCCCCAGCGGTCGAAGGCGATCTCCCGGATATTGAACCGTTTGCCGAGCCGTTCGATGAACTTCTCTATGTATCCGTAGTGAACGACGTTGCCCTCGGTCGTCATTATAAAGCCCTGTCTCGCCCAGAGGTCGTATGGCACATGATCCCTTTTCACCCGGAGCTCTACCGTTTCCTCCGGGATCCAGAAATACGGAAGCACGCTGTATTTTCCGTCATCATCATCAGGCGGGAATACGAGGACGAAAGCCGTGATATCCGTGGTGGACGAGAGGTCGAGACCTCCGTAACAGATCCTGCCTTCGAGATCGTCCTCGTTAGCCGGGAAATCGCAGGCGTCCCATTTGTCCATCGGCATCCAGCGGATACTTTGCTTCATCCATTGGTTGAGCCTCAGTTGACGGAAAGCGTTCTCCTCGCCGGGGTTCTGCTTTGCCGACTCGCAGGCGGCTTTGACCTTGTCTATCCCTACCGTAATGCCGAGAGAAGGATTCGCCTTCTTCCACACCTTGGGATCGGTCCAGTCCTCGTCCTCCTTCGCCCCGTATATCACGGAGTAGAAGGTCGGATCGTGCTTGCGCCCCTCCTGGATATCGATTGCTTTCTGATGGACCTCATAGCAGATGGAATTGGTGTCATTGCCAGCCGTGGTTATAAGGAAATAAAGCGGCTGCATCCTCGCGTCGCCGGATCCCTGGAGCATGACGTCGAACAGCTTTCTGTTCGGCTGCGTGTGCAGCTCGTCGAAGATGACGCCGTGAGTGTTGAAGCCGTGCTTGTTCGCCACGTCCGCCGACAGCACCTGGTAGGAACTGTTGGTCGGCTTGTAGACGAGCTTTTTCTGCGACTCCAGTATCTTCACACGCTTGGACAGCGCCGGACAGAACCGCACCATATCCACGGCGACGTCAAATACGATCTTCGCCTGGTTGCGGTCGGCGGCGCAGCCGTACACCTCGGCGCGTTCCTCTCCGTCACCGCAGGTGAGGAGAAGCGCGATGGCGGCGGCAAGCTCCGACTTGCCCTGTTTTTTCGGTATCTCGATGTACGCCGTATTGAACTGGCGGTATCCGTTCTCCTTCATAACACCGAACAGGTCACGGACGATCTGCTCCTGCCAGTCGATAAGCTCAAACGGCTTTCCTGCCCATGTTCCTTTCGTGTGGCACAGGGACTCTATGAACATGACCGCGTAGTCGGCGGCGGCCTTGTCGTAACGGGAGGTCTCCGCCATGAACTTCGTGGGGGTGTACTTTTTCAGTTTCCGCATGGCGTCCTCCTTCCAGAAAAGCATAAAAAAATGAGCCTCCGCCGTTTCCGGCGTGACCCTTCATAACGAGGAACAGAGCCGGATGGCTCATGTTCCGGGGGTATTCAGTTACCGTGGTTTACTGCCGCATCGCCCAGGCAATGGCGTGTCCGTCATCCTCGAACTCGACCTCGCTTGCCGCGTAAATCCCTACCGTGCCTTCGCAGGTATGGTCATCGTCAAGGAATTCGTAGACCGCCGCGAAGAAGCAGGGTTTGTTCGCGCCGTTGTAGTAGTGGCCGGCAAGCAGGACTCTGTCTCCGAAGGTCAGCACCTTGCTCCAGCGGGTCTCAAGGTCTTCCGGCGTCGAGGGGTTCGGCAGTTTGTACTTTCTCATGGCTTCGTTGATGGTCATCGGTTCGTCCTCCGTTCGTTTTGTTAGTGTATATATCACTCTGAACGGCTGAAATATCAAGTCATTTCGGAGAAATATAGTACACAAATATCCGGCGCTGAAACTGTGTATTTTATTCCGTCTCGCCGGTGAGGATGAACCGCGCATACGCGGCTTTCTCCTCTTCGATGAAGGTCACCAGTTCGTAAAAGTCCATCTCATACGCAATGCGCTGCACGGCGCGAAGGTCGAACATATTTGTCAGCCCCGTGTCCCGGACTGCGAGGATCTGTTCCTTTACTTTGTCAGTCATCTTCACTCACCACCCTGCAGACGTCTTCGCCGTAAGCCACCGACAGACTGCTGCCCGTATCCCAGCTCACCATGATCGAACCGATGTCGTCGACCCCGCGGACAGTCCCGCGCGTACCCGGAGGCGGCGCCTGGAAATCATCCATCTTCACTAGTTTCACTCTCGTGCCGGGTTTGTAGATCTCGCGCAGCCGCAGCAGCGCCGCTTTTGAGATGAAAGACATCATTCCGCGTCACCGTCCTCTCCGTTTATGATCGCTCTGACCTCCGCCTGCACGGCGGGATCCTGCAGTCTCCGTTTTGCCTCTTCGACGTCGAACGGCACCGTGTTCTCCGGTGTGGGAACGGGGTCAAGACCGGGCGCGTAATCCTTTTTCGCGCCGCTCTTGAAAGCCGAAGAACCGGAAAGGCTCTTAAGCAGGATTTTCCGCTCCGTTTTGTACTCCTCGCCGATAAAGCCGAGCCGGAGAAGGAAGCATCGGAAGGCATATTTCTCGTTGTCGACTTCCTTTTCCTTCGCCGTCACCCTGGTGGCGTTTCTGCTCATCTCACAGAGCGCCGCGATAAAATGCGTGTATGCTTTGATCTCATCAGGGAAAGGAAGCTCCGTGAACCAGGGGAAGCCTACGCGGTCTTCCTTCATTTCGATGCGGACGTCGTCCACACCCAGCGCCTTTCTGATGAGGCCGCCCTTTGCTTCAAGCAGTCTTGTAAGGTTGCCGACGTTCACCTTGTCAAAGGGGATCTCGACCGTCAGCCCTGTGCCGCCGTCTTCCGCAGCGTCTGTGGATTCATCGTTGAATCCTTCGTGAGGCTCACACTCGAAGCCTGCCGAGGCAATGGCCTCGATAAGCCGTTCCACCTCTTCGGTGTCGTTTCTGTCGCTGAAGGACAGCGTTCCGTCTCTGTCGACGGTGTAGGTGTCGATCTCGTAAGCCATGCTCGGCATTCCGAGATACTTTGCTTTGACCTCAAGGGTCTGTGCGATGGTTCGGACCAGTCGCTTGCGCTCCGATCCCGTTACGTTGTACCTGATTTCCATGCGGGAAAACCTCCTTGTTTTTTGGTAGTACATATATCACTCTAAAGCCCTGAAATAGCAAGGGTTTTCCCACATTCGCGGGTAGAATCACTGTAGAAAAATCAGCTCTTTAACTGGTTATAATACACGATCCCCGCGAGGACGAAGCAGACACACGGGAGCGCTACACCATTGCCCCACAGCTTGTATTCGGCGGAGTCGGCGTGCGGGTCTTTCAGCCACTTCACGATCTGTGCGTCCGTCTTCGGTTTGGAGGCGGAACCCGTCACGGCGCGGTGGGTCTCAAAAACATCCCGCCAGAAGGCAATATCCTCTTCGGACGGCTCTTCCGTGCCGAGAGCGGAACACCACCAGTCCGGGAAGCCCTGGAGTCTCGCGCACTCCGTCGGTGTAAGCCTGCGGACGATGTAGTACGGTTCTTCCGTCACGGTCGGCGGATCCTTGTAATCCGTAGCCACAAGCGTGTTGACGATGTCCTCTTCCGCCTGGGTGTGATAAGAGTTTTTGCTCGTGGAGTAGACCGGATGTGCCACAGCGCCGGGGCCTCTGGCCACCATAGGCGGTTCGACCTCGGATTCGATGCACGGGGCGAACTTCGCGTTTTGTCCCTGGTTGTAGGTTGCGCGGTCGAGTCCGTAGGCAACGCCGTGCTGTTCCGTCGCGTTCAGCGTGAAGCTGACTTCCTCTTCGGAATAGCCACAGCCCTGATGGGACGGTCTCGCACCGTTTCCCTCAAGCGCCACGACAGCCATGCCGCCCTGGTTGCAGGAGGGATTGCCGCCGTTCGCGTCGAGCGTGCGCGTAGTATCAGCCTTGTAGAAGCCGCTGTTCGGATTGTCCGACTTCATGGCGTTTGAGTCTTTGGAGCAGATGCCGAACACGGCGGGAACGAAAAGCGTCTGGTCGTTGTTCGTGGCAAGCGTCGCGGACTTGTCCGTCTGGATGAGCGGACCCTTGCCGCCGCCTTCGCATCCGCAGCGGATCTTCATGACGAGAGGCACGTTATTGCCGCCGGTCCCCATGCGGGAGGTCAGCGTCTGCACCTTTCCGTCATCCGAAACGGTCACGCGGCTGTCGGCGGAATGGTTTTCCAGAACCATAACCCCGTTTCGACCTGTGGACATGCCGCAGTTCACGCCGAGGGTGGCGGCAACTGTATCTATTGCGCCGTTGTAGCCGTCTGTGCCGACGCCTGCCGGATGAGAGCCTTCTTCAACAGTTCCGGCAGATCCTTGCCACGAGCGGAAGCCCTGCGGAGTATACCCAGACAGGCCTTCTGACTCAAACAGTACTTTCCCGGCACATCCGCCTGCAAAATCCGCGACAAGGTAGATGCGTTTTCTGCGCTGGGGGACTCCCCAGTATTGAGCATCAAATACCCGCCATGCGATTGAGTGATCGTCTGCCAGGATGCATCCGGCGTTTGACCACTTCTGAGGTCGAGGAGTATCAGCTTCGGGGTCTTTGAGTTTACGTATCGCGTCGAGGACGGCTTTGAAGTCTTCGCCGGAGTTTGAGCTGAAAGCTCCCGGCACGTTTTCCCAGCACAGCCAGGTTGGGTAATGTCCATCTGTTGCGTCCCTCATTTCTTTAACTATTCGGATAGCTTCGTAAAAAAGATTAGAGCGCGACCCCTCAAGTCCCGCTCTTTTTCCCGCTATCGACATATCCTGGCATGGACTGCCGAACGTGATTATATCGACAGGCTCAAGTTCCGCTCCCGAAAGAGCGGTAACGTCGCCGTAATGCTTTATGCAGGGCAGTCGCTTCGTGGTCACCCTGATCGGAAAAGGCTCTATTTCGGAAGCCCATACCGGGACCATCCCGGAGATCAGTCCTCCCAAAGGAAATCCGCCCGATCCGTCGAAGAGGCTGCCGAGCGTTAATTTACTTTCCATCGGGCAGTTCGACCTCCTTGACGAGTTCGGAGTAGGGGTGTTTTTCACCCTTTCTCTCAACGAAGATATCTTCCGGGGATATGCCGTTCTCGACGGCTCTGCGGAGGATAACGGAGGCGTACTTCTCGTCAAGCTCCATTGTAAAACACACACGGTTCATCTGCTGGCAGGCCATCATCGTGGAGCCGGAGCCGCCGAAGGTATCGAGCACTATCGCGTTCTCCTGCGTAGAGTTGCCGATCGGATAACTCAGCAGGTCCAGCGGCTTGCTCGTCGGGTGGTTTTCGTTTCGCTTGGACTTCGCGAAGTTCCATACGGTCGTCTGCTTGCGGTCGGAATACCATTTGTGTTTTCCGTTCTGAAGAAAGCCATAAAGCACAGGCTCGTGCTGCCACTGATAATCGGATCTGCCGAGCACAAGGGAATCCTTCACCCAGATACAGCATCCGGCGAGATGGAATCCGGCGTCGATGAAAGCCCTTCGGAAGTTGAGCCCTTCTGTATCCGCGTGGAACACATATGCCGCGCCGCCGTTCTCCATGCGGGAAGCCGCGGCTTTGAAAGCCGAAAGCAGAAAGTTGTAGAACTCCTCGTTTTTGAGACTGTCGTTCTGAATGGTCAGCCCGCTCGAACTTTTGAATGACACGCCGTAGGGAGGGTCGGTCAGCAGCAGGTTCGCCCTTTTGCCGTTCATAAGCAGAGCGACGTCCTCCGCGTTCGTCGCGTCGCCGCAGACGAGTCGGTGCTTTCCGACCGTCCACACATCGCCGCGCTCCACGAAGGAAGCCTTCTCCAGAGCGGCGGTGAGGTCAAAGCTGTCATCCTTTACATCTTTATCACTGCCGTCCGAAAACAGGTCGGCAAGTTCAGCCTCGTCGAAACCGGTCAGCAGCGGGTCGAAGTCCGCCGCCTGCAGAGCCTCGATCTCCACGCGCAGAAGCTCCTCGTCCCATCCGGCGTCCATTGCCATGCGGTTGTCCGCGATGATGTACGCTTTCTTCTGGGCTTCGGTAAGGTGGTCGGCGAAGACGCACGGCACCTCTGTGATGCCTTCCTCCTTCGCAGCAAGTATGCGGCCGTAACCGGCGATGACACCGTAGTCGCGGTCGATGATGACGGGGTTTATAAAACCGAACTCCCGCAGAGAAGACCTCAGTTTGAGGATCTGCTCCGGGGAGTGCGTTCTTGCGTTATTCACATAGGGAACGAGTTTGCTGATCGGGACGAGTTTCATTTCCGTGGTTGTTTTCATCTTATCAGCCCCCATTCCGCGAACTTCTCGAAGCCGCCGATGCCGTCGATGAAGTTTCGACAGATTTCGACGATTTCCGCATAGGGTCTGCCGTCCACGGTATCGTCACCGATGGCGCAGACAAGCTGCACGGGCTGTCCCGTTTCCTGCGCTTTCATCCATGCGTAGACGTTGACCGACACGTCGGCTTTGCTGAGATCCTTGCCGTGCAGACCGCCGCCCGTAACAGAATCCGCCATATCGGAGCCGAGCTTGCGGTTGACGGCACCCGTATCGACGTCCGTGCCACCGGTCCAGTCACCAAGGGGATTGACCTCGGCATCCGGGTATGTCTCGCACAGATGACTGCTTTCCGCGTTGCTCTGACAGATGATGAGCCTGTCTCCGTCAAGGATGTACTTGCCGTCGCAGCCGTACACGCCGTAGAGGAGCTTTGCGATGTCCGTCAGCCGGTGCTGTTCCGTTGTTACGGGCATACCCTTGAAGATGCCGTTGTCGCCGCAGTGAATCCCGTCCGCCTGATTGTCGGCGAGATGCGCGTCCTGCGGGACTTCGACATAATTCGTCAAAATGTGCTCTCCGGCAATGCGGTGAACGATGACAGCGGCTTCCTCGTCCGTGATGTGGACGGAGGTCTCCGCGATGATGTGACAGACGCCGTGGCCGATAAGCACCTCCACGGCGATTTTCGGATCTGTTTCCTTTGCGTATGCCAGGTCGACAAGCGCGCCGGCAATGCGGTCGGCCACCTTGTCGGGGTGCGAGGGATTTACTTTTTCAAACATGGCTTTATCCTTTCCTTGCCCGAAGCAATCTTTCCATGAGGTCGTCCTGCGGGGAGACCTCGCCGTAGTCCGTGGAGCAGTTTTCCTTCACTATCTGGAAGATCTCGTTCCACAGCCGCACGGCCTGGTTCATGTAGTTGATGCCGATATTGATGAACGGAGACGGTATCGGTTTCTGTGTGGTGGGATGCTTTGAGAGAAAACCCATCTTGTTGGTCATCTCCTCGCACTGTATCCACCGCGCCGAACACATGGCGTACCGCTCCAAAAGCTGGGGCGAGACCTTGGAGGCGCAGCCGATCTTCTTCAGCCACTCCCAGGTCTCGGTATAGATCTCTTCCGCCTGCAGCTGACTTCCGTCCCGCTGTTCGGCAGAGAGAAAATCATGGGGCTTCGGCATATCGACACCCTCGACTTCGGGAATATCCAGGACTTCAAGCCGCCTGCCGCCGGGATTGCCGTTCTCGGCTTTCTCTTTGACAGCGGTTTTCTTTCTTCCCGCACCGGGTCTCGCACCTCCGCGCCCGCCTGTGTTGTTGGATTTTGTCGGCACTTTCTCACCTCCAATGCGCCGGGACCTTTAATTACCCTTTTGATTTCGCTTTTTTCGCGCACGTGACCCCAGGCCGCTGTCCGAGGACACAGCCGCAGAGATTTGACCGCCCCTACCGGTCTCCCAGTTCGCGGTGCAGTTTTGTGTGGCAGGACTGGCAGAGGCTCATCAGATTGCTCTGCCTGTGGTCGCCGCCCTGTGAAATGGGAAGGATATGATGGACTTCCTCCACAGGGGTCAGCCGTCCTTCCTTGAGGCACATCTCGCAGAGGGGATGCGCCGCCGCGTAGCGGTCACGGATACGTTTCCAGGCTCTGCCGTATTTCTTGTTGACGTCCGGGGCGCGTTCGTATCTGTTGTAGCGGTCGCGCTCCGTTTTCGTATGCTCCTCACAGTACTGACCGCCTTCGACGGCAAGCCTCGGACAGCCGGGGTGACCGCACGGTCTGCGTGGTTTTCTCGGCATGGCGTCACCTCCGTCTGCGGAACAGTTCACGGAGCTTGTATCTGATGATGTACCAGCACTGTTCGAGCCAGCCCACCTGTCTGTAGCCCATAGCTTTCCTCCGTTTCCGCGCATGAGAAAAGCCCCACGGGGAAGACCCCCATGAGGCTCGGTTCATTCTGCTTTTCGCTGATTATATCATAACATAAACGGCGGGTGCTTATCTCTGCTCAAAGGTGCTTAAACCGTTGCATGTTTCAGATAACGATGGGTTCTTCCGGCATAATGACGTGCTGCAGGGCGGAGCCGTGCCACCGTCTGACCGTGGATTTGTCGGCGTGCAGTTCGTCCCCGATCTGCTCCCAGGTCATATTGTGGATGTAGCGGTATCGGAGAACCATCTGTTCGTCCTTGTCGCGGACGGTGTCGATGACGCCGCGCATCTGCTCCTTCAGAGCGACGAGCCGGTCGATCTCTGCGTTTATTTTCTCCTCCAGTTCCATGACCCGCATAATGCACCACACAAACGGAGCTTCCGTGGGACGGTTTGGATTATGCCGTTCTTCCAGGCTTGGGGAGGAGACGCTCCCCGCCATATCGCGCAGACGCTCCATCTCCTCAATGTCGGAATTGATCCTGTGGTCGAGGCGGTACGCCTGTCTGAGGTATTCTTTCGATGTCATATTTCTTCCTCCTGTAATTTCCGTAGCAGCGCCTCACCGTCGATATTTGTGAGCGCCGCGAACCAGTCGGAACGGAAGAATGCCTCACAATCCGCTATCATGAGCTTCGCGTCTTCGTTCTTCGGACGTTTTTTGTGTTTTTTCCTTGCTTCGCGGTAATCCTTTACGGCTTGCAGGATGATCGCGTTTGCGAGGTTTTCCCAGGGGTCGATCATACGGATGCCCCTAGATTCGCCTTGACCGCGTCGATAAGTGCGTTCTGCGTCCGCTCCTTTTTGCGGAGCGCCTTCATGACGTCCTCGTCGATGGTGCCGGCGGTGATGATGTGGTGGATGATGACCGTATCCTTCTGCCCCTGGCGGTGAAGGCGAGCATTTGTCTGCTGATACAGTTCAAGGCTCCATGTAAGGCCGAACCATATGAGCGTGGAACCGCCGGACTGGAGATTCAGCCCGTGACCTGCGGAAGCAGGATGGATGATTGCCGCAGAAATCCTTCCCGCATTCCAGTCATCGATATCCTTCGAGGTCTTTATCTCCCTTACGGGGAAACGCGCCTTTATCCGCTCCGCGTCATGCTGATACCAGTAAGCGATCAGTACGGGCTTGCCGTTCGCGCCTTCGATAAGGTCTTCCAGGGCGTCGAGTTTGCGGTCATGGATGTAATGGCTGTTTTTATCCTCGTCATAGACCGTGCCGTTCGCCATCTGGAGGAGCTTTCCGGAAAGCACCGCCGCATTTGCTGCATCGATCTCCGTACCCTTTATCTTTGCGACCATATCCTCTTTGAAAGTGTCATATACGGCCTGTTCCTGCTCGTTCATATACACGGGAACGGCGTTTATGACGCATTCCGGCAGTTTGAGATAATCGCAGGATTTCATGGAGATCGTGATGTCCGATATCTGCTCATAGATCCGTTCCTCCGCTCCGGGAAGAGGCTTGTATCTGAACACCACTTCGCCGTTCCGCTTGTCCGGGATGAAATAGGCATTCCGGTAATGCGTGATGTACCGACCGAGCCGTTTTCCGAGATCGAGCAGACGAAACTGCGCCCACAGATCCATAAGACCGTTGGAGGACGGCGTTCCCGTCAGGCCCACGATGCGCTTTACATGAGGTCTGACCTTCAGAAGGCTTTTGAACCGCTTTGCCTGCCAGGACTTGAAGGACGAAAGCTCATCAATGACGATCATGTCGTAATCGAACGGCAGACCGCTTTTGTTTACGAGCCAGTCCACATTTTCGCGGTTGATGATGTACAGGGATGCTTTCTGCATGAGCGCCGCCTTCCGTTCGGCCTCCGTTCCCACCGCCACGGAGTACGTCAGTCCGGCAAGGTGATCCCATTTCCTTATTTCCGAAGGCCATGTGTCCCGCGCCACTCGCAGCGGGGCAATCACAAGCACTTTCCGTATAAGGAAGCTGTCGAGACACAGATCGAAAAGCGCCGTCAGCGTGATCACGCTTTTTCCGAGACCCATTTCAAGCAGTACCGCCGCTATGGGATGCGACAGGATGAACCGCGTCGCATATGTCTGGTATTCATGGGGTTCGTATCGCATTGAGTACCTCCTCGATCTGTTCTGTTCCGTCCACGCAGAAGACTCTGAAGCCGAGGCTTTCCAACTGTCTCTTCCGTCTGACCTGCAGGGGACGCATTGTTTTGCCGGGGCTTTTCAGTTCCACAAACCCGGCACAGCCTCCGGGGAAGAGAATGATACGGTCCGGCACTCCGTCAAAGCCGGGAGATACGAACTTCAGCGCGATACCTCCCATATTTTTCGCTGTTTTTACGAGTTTTCTCTCGATAGTCTTTTCATTCACTGACTGCCTCCGTCTGTCACAGGTCACAGCAGGCACAACTTTCCCCCTATATTTACTACGCGCGTGTTCGCGCTCACGGTTTCTGCTTCCGGTTTTGTAAAAGCCGTTTTGAATATAAGGGGAAATGGTTGTGTCGTGCATGTTCGTTACGTGCTTCTGACGTACAGACGCTGCCTGCCGTACAGGGGCTGACGCCTGATCCGTTCGGTTCGCTCCCATCCGGGGACCTGGGACATCATGGCGGCTATGGCGTAGCTGTCGGAAGGTTTCAGATCCTCCTTCGACTTGCCGAAGCACTCGCACCATATCTCCGCGTTGCTGACCTCCGCACGGACAGTCTTTCCCTTGTGTTCGGGAGTGCCGAATTCCGTGCCGTTGAGATAGCTCCGGCGGGCGTACAGATCCATATCCTCCCAGCCGTCCGGCAGCGGCGTGTTGAGGTACTCCTCGATGATGCCGACGCGCTCGTCCGCCTCCATAGCGCCGCGCTGCGCCTCTTCCGCGTCGTCCAGGATGTCTCCCTCAAGATAGAGCTTCTCGCCGGACTGCCATATCGCCTTCGCCTCCGCCCAGAACTGCGCCCGGAAATCCTCATCGAAATCCCAGGCTTTTTTCTGCCGTTTCTGATGCACCTTGATGATCCAGAAGCGGCGGTTCCCGGTGATGTCGCGCAGATACCCTCTCTCGCCGTTGACCGTTGCTATGATGACGCACTGACGCGGATGGCTTTCGACCACCCTGCCGTAGGAGGGACGGTACTTGTCATCGGAGGTGGAGAGGAACGCCTTGACCTTCTCGATGTCCGCCTTCTTCATGCCGGCAAGCTCTCCGATCTCGATCACCCAGAACCCCTGCAGCTTCTCCGCGCCGGACTTGTCATCCATATCGGTCAGCGACAGCGTTTCGGAGTAGTATTCGGACGTGACGAGGTCTTTTACGATGGTGCTTTTGCCGATGCCCTGATCGCCATCCAGTACGGGAACGCAGTCGAACTTGATGCCGGGGACGTAGATACGCGCCACGGCCGCCGCGAAGGTCTTTCTGGTCACGGTGCGGACGTATTCGGTATCATCGGCTTTCAGATATTTGATGAAAAGATCCTCCACGCGCTTTACGCCGTCCCAGGCGGGGAGGCTGTCGAGATAGTCCCTCACGGGGTGGAAGTGCCGGTCGTCGGCGGCCTTCGTGAACGCGACGTCGTGATTTCTGCTTGAGAACGGAAGATAGCGGATGTCGATGATGGATTTCAGCTGCGCCGTGTCCGCGTCCCGCCAGAACTGGTTGCCCTTCGGCCGTTCCCACGGCAAAGGCCCCGTGACCTGTATGCGGTTCGCCATGTCGTTGAAGGCGAAGTTGCGGAAGTCCGGGTCATTGGCAAGTATAAGGTTGAGGTTGTACACGCTGTTTTCAAGCAGGCTTGTCCGCGGCTGATATTTGAGCCGCTTTTTCCAGTCATCGTCCCCGGCGTCTGCGAAGTCAGCCTCCGCTTCGGCAAGGCGCTCGTTGGCGGCAAGCAGCTTCACGTCCTCCTGCTGCATGGCGAAGTCGCACATGGCGCGGAAGGAAGCCTTGTCGTCATCGTCGCCGAATTTGTGGATGCGGACGATGTCAAAGGCGTTGCAGAGCTTGAGGTATGCGGGGTCTTTCGCATGGTGGGAGTATACGAACTTGTCGTCCTTGATCTCCACACCGGCAATGCTGCGGGACTCGATCAGATGCCAGCGGTTCGGATTGTCGGTCGGCTCATAAACATCTGAAAGGAACGCCTCCAGCGCCTTAGTCACAGGGAAGAAGACCCTGTTGAACAGACCGACCACGCCTTCCTTCATCAAGGGATCCTGTACCTTCTGCTGCGTGACTGTGTTCGCCTTGCTCTCGCGTGAGGAGGTCGGAAGCTGTGTGGGATCCGTCCATTCCGGGTGTGCCGACAGGATCACGTCCGGATCGAGCCACCCTTTGTCCGTTTCTTTATATACGAAGACTCCGTTCTGCGGCGTGGACGGCCAGTACATAAGCTGATTCGGCTGATAGCTGCATTCGTCGAAAAAGTCGATGCCGAGCGCCTGCGCCACATAACGGGACACCGCCACGAACTCCTCGGAGGAGACATCGCGGGTCATGGGGAAAATAATGCGGACACGCGGAGAATCCTCCGTGCTGCTGTGGGTGGTGTACAGCACGGAGGTATACGGCGCGATGGTTTCGTAATTGTCGAGGAAGGCTTTGTCGATGCGGTCGCCGTCCAGGGCAATCATGGAACGCAGCTCAACGGTGTCGATCTTGCGGCGGCCGCCTTTCAGCGTACCGCCCACAAAACCGCCATGATCCTTCGCCGCGTCCCTCTGCGCCTTGGACATTTTCGCGTATTCCTCCGCCGACTCCGTTGTGCGGATGGTGGTCTTCAGCCGCTCCTTCAGAGCGTCGAACGATATCGTCTTGTTGACCCAGTTCTTCGCCTGCCGGCTGTTTCCGTAGGATATGGCAAGGTCTCTCATCATCTGAACCTCCTGACTCTCGGCGTTTCACCGTGTTCAAAGCGCGCCTGTCTCGCCGCCGCGTATGCCTTCAGCGTAGCGCCGCGGTTCATATCGCCGAGATAGCCGGAGTCGTCGCCGAACAGCTGAAAACCGCCGTTCCGGTAGATGCCCGGATACGCAGCGAAGTAGTCGCCGTCGATGGTTTCAAAATTGTAGTAGTTCGGCCATCCGTGATGATCGTTGTATGCCTCGCTCTGGATATCGTCGAGCAGACCGTAGAAGGTCTCACCCCAGGGAATGTTGCCGACCACAAGCACGGCGGTCTTCGACAGACCGCACATGCCGTCCTCCGGCATACCCGCTTCAGCGAACCGCTTGATCTTGTCCGCGTCGGCGTCGTTCATCTGACCCTTGACCTCGACGTAGATGTCGCAGTTTTCAGCGTAAGTGGCGTGGTTCACGGTCACGCCATGGAGCAGGAAGTCCGGCAGATAATACGTGCCGTCGCCGAGGTCGTATCCTTCCGGCTCATATTCCCACTTGACCCCGCAGGCATCGAAGAACACAGCCCACCGCGCCTCAAGTCGGGAGCGGAAGCGGTAGCCCTTGTATTCGGTCTCGATTGCTTTCAGTCCGTTCACAGCGCATCCACCTCCTCGAAATCAGCATTGAAATACCGTACCGGCTGTCTGCGGCGCTTTGCCGTCTCGATCTCCACGCTCATGCCTTCGGAGATCACGTCGCCGAGAACCCACAGCTCCTGGCACTTGCCCTGCAGCACGATGTCCATGAACAGAGCGAGATTCCTTTCCTCCGGGTCTTCGTCATTTACGAACTGCGGAAACATGAGGTGCGGCGCAAGCGGGATCTGCCCGTGTTCCAGCGCGAAACGGCAGAACTGCCTGGTGCGTTCCGTATTGCCCTCGACATCCCCGGAAAACGGGGAGCAGATGTAAACGAGCGGACGGAACGGCTTTTGATTTTTCGTATCGTTTCTCATTCAAACGACCTCCTTGTAAAGATTTGTCGAGGTCACCCTCTAACGGGTAGCCTCGGCAGGAGGTCAAAACTGACGGTTTTTATAATTTTCTCTCAACTTTTTTTCTGCACGGCGCAGCCAGTGCGTGACCGTGGTGGGGTCGACACCGAGAGAAGCCGCGTAATCCTTTGTCGGCACAAGGTCCATATGTACCGCGATGAACGCTTCCGCCCACCGGGGCTTGTCCGTCAGAACACTGCGGACCCACTCGCAGATGGCTTCATACTGTTCCCGCTCCTCGCGGGCAAGCTCGTCCTGCCGGAATACACGGTCATCTGCCACCTCGCTCATCAGCGGCTCGGAGGTGTCGACATCATCCTCGGTCTCGTCCTTACCGGGTTTCGCCTTCGATTCGCCCCTGTGGCGGTTCAGCTTGCGCCAGGAGTTATACTCCGGCCTGTTGTACTTCGCATCAAAGGCTTCCTGGATACGCTTCTCGCGCTCCTCCTGTGAAAGTGCCTCGCCGCCGTCCAGGTCAAGGGAGACCCACAGCTGCTCTGTTGCCTGCTCGTCCAGGTCAAGGACCTGGTAGGCTTCGTCATAACGGATTTTCAGTTTCATCTTTGCATTCCTTTCTGCGGGTGAGCCGACAGCGGAATGCAAATGGAGCCTGTGGTTTCCGAATTCCCACAGGCCCCGTTCCGAAAAAAGAGCGCAAGAAACTAAGGTGGGTGCAATCCGGTCTCCAAACACGGTCTTCATCACCGTGTCCTGAACTCGCTATTGCATCCCGCCGTCTAATGCGCACTCGACTTCGAGATGTATTATTTGGGCTTTGAGCGCCCAGGTGACAGCGCGACATCCGTGCCGTCAGCTCGACGTTCAAACATATATAAGGTTGATCGGAGGAGGATCTGCGTCAGCGGTCATCCGTCCTCGTCGATAAGCATGAGGTCGCCAAAGACCTCGCTATAATAAACGGGGCTGAGATCCTCGAAGCAGGTCGCGTCGTACCGTCTGAACACCGACGCCGCCACTTCGTTTCCGTACTTTGTCGCCACGCTTGCAGCAGTATTCTTAATGTTGATCTGCCAGTCCAACTTAGTCATCTTGCTACCTCCAGGAAAGAATTTGCCCTTTTTCAAAGGCTGACTATATTATATTCGCGACGATAGAGTAAGAAAATTTCGCAACATTTCCCATTATTATTCTCGATATAGATAATGGCTTTCTATTGATTTTCCCATTATATTTGTGTATAATAAGAAAAAAGAGGGCTCCGATTAAGGAACCCTCTAAGGAAAAATAATGGTTTCTACAAAGGCAGAACCTATTCATGATATCTTCCACGGAAAGGATAGTGCGGTTATGGACGAAAAAATTTATGGAATCTCCTTAAAAACGATGTTCCAACATGAAGGATACGGCTGTCTATGTGCAAAGGACACGGTGAACACATCTCCAGACGAAGCACCGACAGTCACCCTTAAAGTTTGCCCAGACAGGAATGCACATTTGTTGTTTTCCTACGCGCCAAAGGACGGTTTGAATATGACCGGCGTTGCCGGCGGCATACACGAGAAAAATATCCTGGGCAAACTACTTGCACTTCCCAAAGGTGATGTAGACAAGCATATCGAGTTTATTGAAAAGTACGGCTTCTTATATCAGTTGCCGGAAAACGAGTACACAGCTGTTGAAGCAAGTGATCTTATTGACATCATCAACAGAATAAAATCAACCATTCGGTTATACAGTTGTATCAATAAAAAAGACTACAAAGGCGTCCTCATTTATGTAGTCTACTTGCTTTTCGCTCCCGTGACCGAAATTCGGATTGGTGATGATGTTTTTTCAACCTGCATTCATCGTTTCAAAAGCCTGCTTGACTCATATAATTTGTTCCCAGATTTGAGCAGGGAGCCGGAAGTTGCTGCAAACGGAACATATTCCGTAGACGATGCATTCCTCGGAAAGAAAAATGCAATCGACATCAGCTTTTACAACGCCGTGAGAGGTGGATCAGATACAAACCTGCAAGGAAGTAAAGACCCCTGGTTCAAGAACTTGATGGCAATGTACATTGGTTGTAGGGATGTGGATGAAGAGACCCGGTTTCTTATAGATTTCTTTTATCATCTCCAGACGGAAGTGTCTGTCATAAAAGAAGTTCATTTCGGTGGTTTCAAGTCATATACGACATTCCATGAAGACGCGCTTGGTGAATCCTTCAAGAACGCTCTGCTGAAGATTGCACGGATTGTCGTGGCGGAGGAGATCAACCACAACATTCGCGGCATCCATCCGAAGTATAACGGCGGGAAGCTGACTGCCACATGGCAGGTCGATACGCTCATTGAAGCCCTATATTTTTCGATTTTCTATATGAGAAATGGCGAGATGTATAAAGAATGCGAAAATCCAAATTGCAAGAGAGACAGGTTTTTCCTGGTAGAAGCAACGAGGACGAATAAACACTACTGTTGCGAACAATGCAGAAATGCGGCCGGCGCTCAACGATATCGGAATCGGCAGCTATAAGTGGGCAAAAAAATAAGGCTCTACCTCTCGTTTTGAAAGGTAGAGCCTTCATTCTTTATGTTGCTGGTCTCGGAACGGGAGCCCTGGTCTCCACTTTTTCTATAGCTTCTGCAAGTTGCCGCTTCTGTTGATCCGGCATACCGATATAGTTGTACATAAGGAACCGAGTATCGATCACTATACCCTGAACCCGTTCGTAGTTCTTTGGATCAGGTTTCCAGTCACCGACCGCTTCTCCAATGTTTCCGATATTATCTGTGACACGCGGTATCGGATTACCGTCCGCCCCCATCTCAAAGAATGTGTTGTCCTCACGGTTGAACGGCATTATGAATGCGTTATACAAATTGGCACTCGGCACGCCCTTTGCGCGTTCAATGTATTCACCGTATGTAATCTGCTTATTGATATCGGGACCATTCGGCAGATGATCGGGATTGCCGCTATATCCGTAACGGTACAGTTTTGCATCGAGGACATAGACCTTTCCGTTGTAGATCATGATAGTATCCGGCTGCAATGGTGTTTTTGTCCTGTTGGGTCCGTAATCAAGCAGCCACCGGGTACGTGGGAAATACTGATCCTTATCTTCAATCCCAAATGCCTTATCAATCATCTTCTCCCAAATACGCTCAAAGAAATCCGTACCGAAGAAGTACTGCTTTTCGGAAGACTTCTCGTCCATGTATTTGAGCATGGATACCATTGCCGAAAACAGTTCTTGCTCTACATCGTTGTGAGTGGATGCCAGCTTCTTTTCCAAGATGTAAATGGCTTCTCTGTTGTCGGGATGCGGACCGGGCTTTTCCGGCATATAGGGTACATAGAGCCAGCCCTGTCTCTTATACACATCTGACGCTGC